GTCTTAAAATAGATTCATTGGTGTTTGGTATTCTAAGAATTACTGCTCGTTTTTGATTTCCAGCATCATAAATATTTATGATATTCATTTTACACACGCGACCCTTGTATAAGGTTAAAATATTGTCGCCAACTTGTAGCTTTTTAAATTCTAATGCAGTCATAATACCTCCTTTTATTTAGAAAAGAAAGAGTCTAATTTCTTAAACTCTTTTGTAAATATACATTCTTATCCTAATCTTATTCCGTGTAAAACTTTTCCATCACAAATCATTTTTATTACGTCGCATCCAGAATCAAATGATATATTCTTAGCATTCCAATTATTACTTAACTCATTTACGCGTTTTATCGCGTCACCTTTTGTTAGACATAACTCGTGTCCAAGTTTATACATATTCAATCCATTGACCTTAACTTTTTCAATGTCCCCAATTTCAAATTCATCATTTTTACTCATCATAAATCCTCCTTATATATTCTATTATAGGAGTTGTTTACTACGCGAGTTACACCATTTCATAGCATTGAATTCTTTCTTACTAGTTAATGCTCTACTAATAGCAATATCAATACTAGCTCTACTCTTCAAATGATAGTAGTACAGATCTATATAAGGACTGTTTAAGCGGTCTATACGCCCAGCAGCTTGCGTTACAACCTTATAGCTATAGTTCTGCGAAAAGAATATTATAGTGTCCGTAGTGATACAATTCCAGCCTTCACAACCAGCAGTATACTGTACCAAATATACCCACTTATTACCTCTTGGTATTTCCTGATGCATATGACCATTCCATTCTGCAACTTCAAATCTATTATTAGCATCATAATCACAGGCTTCTGTATCATTGCCAGCATTCCAAAATACATTATGCAATATATCTAATTCATAATTAAAATTGTAGAATATAATAGCTGTATTTTTTGTCTCTAGAATATCAAGCATTTTATCAACTCTTGACTCATCGGAATTTACAATTTGTCTAAGAATTCCACACAGTACTGATGCTTGTGCTATAGGTTCATCTTTATACGGATTCCATCTAGTCTTCATTACTTTTTTATAAGTCTCTACATCGTAATCAGTATATACATTCATATGATGTGGTATTGTCAATCTTTCAAAATCCATATTTATTAATATTTTATCTCGTAATCTAATAAGCCTTCCAGTATTAATATATTTCTCTATCTGAGGCCATTTCGAATATCGTTTAAATACTGCATGTTCTCGTTCAAATTCTGTTTTATTCTTGTAGAATCCATTTGCTACAAATACTGGCATATAATCCGTCCAGGTATCACCAGGTGTGGCTGATAATATAATCCAATTGTTATTCTTTGCTATATTCCAAAATGCTTTAACCCATGCACCAGATCCAGTTACTTTATCTTCATCAAATACAAAGAATGCATTTCTGATAGTTATATATTTCTTAATATTATTCCATGAGTCTATTACTATTTTTTGATCATATTGATTTATAGTTGGATCGGTAGATATATAAAAATTAGCTAGTTCACCATCCCATTCACAACTATCACGTTTCATAGCAGTTGTTATTATATATAAATCTTGTGGTGGATTATGCATTGGCGTATAATTCTCATAATCTAGTAGACGCCCACCATTTTGTTTGAAGTAATAGTATAGTCCTGTTCTAGATTTTCCGCTACCAACACCACCATTAAATATGCATCCATTAGTGCCTTTGTTCACGGCATCAAGTTGATAATCTCGTAGAAAAGGAGTTTGTTCTTTACTCATTATATCACCTCCACATAAATAAAATAAAGAGTCTAAGTTTTAAACCTAGACCCTCTATAATTGTAACTATAAATTATTTGTTCTTTGTGTATACTAATGCACCAACCACAACTACATCTTGTGTATGTGCTAGTACCATTTCATCACGTACATCATTAAATGTCATGCCCCTAGAATCAACTATATCATATCCGTTCGTAGGTTTCATGCGCTTCACACTATCTATAAAGCTAATAAGGTCTGGATCAAATCCTTTTATATTATCCTTTTTTAAATATGAAGCACTAACTGCACCAATACTAATACCGATTACTATCATGACTATTTCATGTTTATGATCAACTGCCCAGTTTTTTACTTCCTTTGCTTTGTTCTTAATCTTTTCATTCATATTACTACTCCTTCAAATTTTTATTTAGTCTCATAATATGGACTGTTTAATCCGCGAAGTTTATTCTGCATCATCCTCAAGTTCATTGATAGCATCTTCCATATCTGATGGATCTGCAAATCTATCTACTTCCTGTGTAATCTCCATTGCCTTTAGATATGCCGCTCTGTAGGTCTTACCACTAACTTCAGCATCGTAAGGACGTATATCTAAACTAACAGATGCAATATCAATGTCATCAAGAATTGCTATACTATGCTCAGTTAATTTAGTTCTTGCCTTACCTGAAACTAGATATATTGCTGGTCCATTTTCATTAAACTTTGCTTTTACCGATAAATACATAAATGGTTCATCACCCTCTTCTTTAGGAGCCTTCTTTTTTACATTCCAGCAATCGCCAAACTTATTAAGGTCTTTTAATAATGCGTCATACTGTTCTTCCGTTTCGATAACAATAGCGAAATTTCTATCGCCCTCACGATTGTACGTGCTACCTTCACCTTTAAAATTTCTAAAGATAATTCTAGCTCCATCAATTTGTAAAATACCTCTTGGTGCAAATGTTAAATTCATCATAATTTTAAATCTCCTTCAATTTGTTTTATTTTTTAGAAAGAAAAGAGTCCAATTTCTTAGACCCCATATATCTTTTAGTGTAATGGTATATTTCTACATTTTTTTATACTTTCCATTCCAATACTCGCCCAATGTATCCACTCAGTTTTATCAGTATCATATTCATGTTTTTTCATTTCATATAATGCCTTATCTCTAAGTTTACGATATTTTGCGTATTTTAGATTGTTTGATATTCTTTTAATAATATTCATAATATCACCATCCTTTCATTATAGGATGTGTTTATTACGCGAACTAATTAAATGGTAATCCTTCTTCTTCGTCAGCATCATCTGGAATATACATATCTACTTTAGGTTTTGGGATGTATGGATCATTGGACGCAAACCATTCAAAGTCTCCATATGTATTAATTGTTGAAATGGCATCATCGACCAACTTGTTATAGAAATCTTTATTAATATCTTTTTCCATATTGTTATTCTTAACTGTTTCTGATTCTAACCATCTATATCCAGAAGCACCAGATGCATTGTTATTCTTACCATTGTACACACGGTATAATACACCACCATTACAACCATCTTTAACAGTACAGAATTGTCCAACTCTACCTACAAACTTCAAATCATGACCATCGGCTATATCCTCTTCTAACGCTTCATATTCTGGGTAAGATTTATCTTTTAGCCTATCATCAATGTCCATTTTCTTAAGCATCTTATCACGCTGCTTCTCAAGTAACGTTACATCTTGGAGATTCTCATTCATATCCAAATATAGATCACCTTTTGACACAGCAAAGGTTTCGCAAAGATCTTCAAATACGATATCCTCTTTACTAAATAATGTTTTAAACACGTAAGGAATAGCAAACTGTGTACCAGTAGCTGTCCATTCTCCACCATGTTCATTACAATCATCTGGAACGTATCCATATAACTTCATACATTGTTCTGGTGTAGCATATTTTGCAATATACACAGCCTTATTTACTAGGCACATACGTTCATAAGTTGCCTCATGTTCAAATGTATATCCATACAGCAATCCAAAATCCATTACAAACTTAATAATTTCTGGAGTAGCATCAGGTATCTTAATTGAATCTGTCTTAATATGAGCTACTGTAAATCCACGTTTCATAACCTCTTCTCGTAAATCTACCATGAACAATGCTCCACGCTTAGCCATGATATTATCTACGTTACGTTTATCTTTGAATGGGTTATCAAACGAAGCACTAGTAAGTCCGTACACTGAATTAATTGCAGTCTTTAATGCATTGGCTAATTGCTTAGCAGTCATCTCACCATTGATAACTTTTTGAATATATGGTGTTAATTTACCATCAAGCATATCATTAACATCTGCCCAAGCCTTATGTTTGATACTAACTCTACCCTCAACTATTTCTCTGAATGCTTTTGTAAATTTAACTCCAAATATACACTCAGCAATACCACTATGAGGATGTTGCGATACAATATCTAACAATGCATCGTTACCCCATATTCCAGGTTCTGAAACTACTAATCCACCCTCACCAAGAACTCTACGCTCTGGATTTGGATTGTTTTCATTAAATTCTTTATATGTTGATTTACCAAATGAATATTTATAACCTGGAAAATATGGAAGTATACTAAGAGCATTACCATGTAACCCCGCCATCATTTCCGGACAAGCCTCAGCTAAGAATTTTCGTGTATCATCATCCATATCATAAACTGGTTCAGCCATATTTCTATAATTAAACTGTCCTTGTGGTTTTCTATCCTTACCAAATATGATCCTAGTTGTTAATGTATTTGTAGTATCATTTACTGTCATATTAGCTAAATCAGCCAATATTTGTCTTGCTGTCCAATCAGCAGATAAGTAATGAAATGCCGATTCAGTAGCAGTAACATCATTATCGCAATAATCAGCAACTTTAGGCCATAACTCTTCTGGAACAGGTTCATCCCATGGTAGTCCTAATTCTTGATGATGTATTCCCATCTCTATCTCAAGTTTTTTCAAACTTTTTTTATTACCAGACGATGCAAAATCATAAACATCAGTATATGATAAATTATAAGCTTCTAAGAATCCAGCAGTAAGAATACCATTATCAATAATCTTTTTTGATAATTTATACAGTTGCATATTATCATATCCCATTACTCTAGCATATAACAAATGATTATCATATTTACGACAGTTGAATCCTACTAATTTCATATTTAATAATTCTTGTATTTGCTCTGATGTTGGATTAAACATGTGGGCAATAGGTTTACCATCACCCTCAACTTTCCAACCAACATAAAATAAATTTGGAAATACCTCAATATCAAATATTATCATTGGTTTATCCACATCATCAATACTAGAATTATCAATCTCATTATCTGATTTAAATGGTATTGTTGATATAAGATTTAAGCAATACTCACTTTGATGACTACTTTGTGCTGCAAATGCTACTATTTCATTTTTCATATTTGATACATCGTAACTAATACCTTGACTTTTTGCTTCTTGTAATATTTTATTAATAAAATCCATTGACGGTTTTGTTCCAGCATGAACTTCTTTATTTAAACATTTTTTAATTGTTGTTCGTAAACCTCGTTCAGTTGCTAGTATATCTTTGTTTATCATTTTCTCTCCTTTCAACGGTAGCCCAGAACTAATTTGTGCTATAGGCAAGTCGTTACACTTTGATAATTTACGTCTAAGTGAACTATTACCATTGAATACTTTAACTTCTATATGCTCTTCAAACACTCTGCTGAGCTTCTCTGGGTCCCCATTATACAAATAATGAAGATGTATACCAGCACCACCTTTACTAACCTCAGCATACGTTTTTGGCCATGTTGATGCGGCCATAGCATTTAATTCATAGTTTTTATTACCATCGGCATCTGGTATATCAAAATCAATTACAATATGATTTATTGGAACTCTAACATAATGCAATTTAGAAGTGTCAATACTAGATAATTTTGTTGTAACTTTATCCCATGCTTTAAGTGGTATCTCTTTTTCATTTGTAGTTGCATATTGTGCATAACAGTCTGACCACTCAGAATCAAATAAAGATTTTTGTTCACTTAGCATTAGCCAACCTTTTTCAGTAACGTTTGGATTGTTTATTGATTCTTGTTCTTTTTTCTTATCCGTTACTGGTAATCCAGTTTCGAATTTCTCAGTAAGAAAACCAGAATAGTAACTACGTACTCTGGTGCCATCATCCAAGGCAAACCTATCTTCAAAAGATTTAAAATAATTCTTAATTTCTTCTTGGAATGCTCGTCTTGGTAATGGGTATAATACTTTTGCATCATCGCAATAGGTTTTATATAGTTCCCAAGCACTTTTTAATGTTACACCATTATCGCGTACAAATATATGATAGCAATCTATAACATAATTATAGAAATCATTTGATGCACTAAGCATTGCTGTTGGTATATAATTATCGTATGCTCCAGGATTCTCTAAATATACTTCTCTACAATGCCAAGCAATACCACCAAGTTCAAAACTAACTTGTTTCATTGAATCATTATATACTTTAGTTGCAAGTTTATTGCCAGATGGTGCTACATCAATCAAACGTCGTATAAGTCCAGATTTAGCATCTGTAATCTTTACTGGTTTATTTGTACCCATAAATAAGAATGTCTTAAATTTACTATCGTATGCACTTTTAAACTTTTCATTAATGGTCATCATCTCATGTGAGACTAAACTATTAAGTCTAGTATTATCCTCAATATGAGATAAATCACCATCATGTTGTATTGCTATTAATGGATTTGTTTTAAATGCTTCCAATGCAAATGCATTACTGCTAGATCCTAATACCTTAGCATCAAATGCAGAATAATACCCATCAAATAACATTTGTATTATATTCAATACTGTAGATTTACCAGAACCTTGTGAACCATATAATACTAAAAACTTTTGTATTTTTTTAGAATCACCAGTAACAACTGCACCAATTGCCCATTCTAATTTATGTCTATCTTCTTCTAAATATAGTGTTGACATCAATAAATCATATGCCGAAGTAGCACAATCTTCCAATGGATATGATAAACGTTTACTTGCATAGTCTCGTTTCTTAGCTTTGTCATTTGCAAATACAAGAGACTCATCTAATATGTGAAACGAATCTCTCTGTTGTTTCTGACAATATTTATGCCATTTATCAACTGTTCCAGAATCAGCATCCCACATATATTGTATATTTATTGATGATTCTTCATAATTTTTAACATGTTCTTTGACGTAATCATCTAATTCATTATCAATTAACATTTTTACATCATCTTCATCTGTGGACCACAATCCACGTTCCTCGACCCAAATAGCGTAGAAGTCTCCGCCTCGGATCATTATGTCATTATGTTTGCCGATAATAAATTTTGGATATATTTCAACGACACCTTGTTTTGGATATCTTTTTAAAATCTTTACGAAATCCATGTGATACCCTCCTCTTAATACCCCTCAAGATTATCTAAATACCAACATAGTTGATACCATATTTCTGCACTTCGTAAATCAGTGGTATAGTTTTTTATAGTAAATAAACCACCTTTTCCATTTGGTGAGTAATCTCGGTTCATAAATTTTGTTAATACATCATCAATATAATCAGGATCAAACATATTTCCATACATAGTTGATAATCCTAAACTATTAATCATGCTCCAGAACCATTGTGTAGTCCTATCACCAATTAATGGATCATCCATAATGTTTTCTTCACATCTAATGGCTAATGCGGCTATCATTTCTAGCATATTACATGGGCCTTTTATTGCAATTTTAACTCCACTATATCTATAATGTCTGTCCATGGCGAAACGATATCTTAAATTAATACCTTCCTCAGCCCTATTTGAATCGTTACATATAATCCATGTAAATTCACGATCATATAATCTTGATAATAGTGCTGAAAAAGAGTTTGCTTTAAAAGTATCGTTCCCGCACATCAACGTGTACAGCCAATTAAAATACTCTTTTTCAACATTGTTCATTTATCCCTCCTGCTGTATTTCAAAAATATTTTTTTCACTTAGAAGAATCTCATAATCAATTTTTCTTGTTTCATTACGAACATAAACTGAATCATCATCATATTCTCCAAAGTGACCGACTGGGTCTTGACCTATTGATAATGCTATTTGACTATCAGATAATTCTTCCATATCAGAATTAATAACATAATTATCAGCAGTATAATAAAATGTTTCAGAGCCATAATCTTCCAATGTATTAAACTCGTCTGGTGAAATTACATAAATTCTTTCGTCCTCATCTTCTTTTTCCACTTCTTTGACTACCTCCGTTTCTTCCTTAGTATCGCCTTTCCACATTTGATCGTATGCAACTTTTGTAATTGTTGATTTGTATTCTGCTAGACTAGGATTCATTGTGGTTTTACGTTCTTCTGCAACTACAGGTTTGCTATCTTGATCGTCTGTATCCGGAGCAAGAGTAGCCGATTGAAGTTCGTATTTACATACTTCTTTTTCCTTATTAGATTCAGCATTTAATCTGTCATTAAACATTTCTTTTACTGAAGTTATTTCATCATTAGCAATATCATTGTATTTTTTTTCTGCCATTTTATATGACGCTGCAACGCCAATAACGGCGCCAGCAACAAATGATATTAATGCAGTAATATTTTTATTCATTATATACCCCTTTCAAAGGTTTTAGATAAGATCAAGAATCATACCATCAATATTAAAATCTAACAATAAGTTTCTCTCATATCCATTAACAAAGTCTCTAGCCTTTTCATTTGTAATATCATAGATTCCAAAGTCTACCCTATTGTCGCCAATTGGATTTTCTTTATTGTATACCCATCCACAAACCTGACCTTCTTTTGTCTTCATAAATCCAAGCATATAATAGACATCATTCAAGAACAAGTAACCTTGTGTTTCTAATAACTTTGTTGCATAGGTTTGTTGGCATTTTAGAAACATAAGATTTGCTTGTGGATCTTTACGCCAACCTGTACATCCATCATCAAATATTCTTGCAATATCACTAATGGTATTTGGATCAGCAACTTTAATATTTTCAGTCTTTGTTTTTAAATTACCTTTTGGTCCAATTGTTGAAGTACTTACTTCTTTTTTGTTGATATTATAACGAAGTTCTTTATCTATATCTTCACCATAACGACCAACAACACGTTCACGATACTCTTTAAAGCTTGTTACTACAGACGCATATGCTGCTGTAACGCCGATAATACGTTGTCTAAGGATAACATTTGATACTATTAAGCATGATAAAGATGCACCCGTTACTAGTACTGCAGGAGCATACAATGCTGCATATCTTAAACCTGTTATAGCATAAATAGCAGTTGTTCTCTTTTTTAATTCGTCTTCATCTTCTTGATTCTCATGATGGGCTAACTCTAACTCGTCTTCTTTTACTGCTTTAACGGAATCGATTTTTGTAGTTGCGATACAAGCTAATACCGTACCAGTTACTGCACCAGCAATACCTAATATCAATAGCAATTCTGGACTATATTTTACACTCTTAATTTTGATATTGATTACTTTTTTATTAATCTTAGTTAATAATTCTACTTTATTCATTTTGATTCTCCCTATTCGTTTTATTTTATTGGAACTATTATAGGCATCTTTAAAAGATATCCCTCATTAACTCGTACTACTTTGGCACTTGCAACTGTCTTCCATCCATAATCATTGTATGTATATGGAAAATCAGTTATATTAGCAAGATCATACATGTCGGCAACAGATATTACAGGATACTGATCCAAATATTCACTCATACGACTTAATATATCTTCCGCCTCAGCCCTTGTATCAACGACTACATCATTAAATCCAGTAGCTGGACCTTTTCTACTAACATAGTTATCAGTTCTATCTGAGGTACTACTTCTTGTAAATCTATCCTCAGGTTTGTTATAGCAGTCTCTATATGATACTCTACCAGCACTTCCTTTTTTTGATGTTCGTCCACTTTTACCGTATAGTACAATATCAATACCATTAGTTACTATATCTGATACTGCTTTTTTAAAAGTTGGTATTAATACATCAAGTATGATATACGATTTAACATTTTTAGCATCATCTGAAATAATAGATTTTGCTGCTAAACTAAACCCACTCTTCTTTTGTATTCTTGCTTTTCCTGCAGCTATAACAGGAGCTAATTTAGTATCTGGTACTTTTTCATTATTCGCTTGCTCTTCTTTATACTTGTGCGAGTTTGGTTTTATTGTCTCCATTATATACCTCCGTCTGATCTAATATAGATACTACTCCAGGTAATTCTATATTGCCAGTTATTTTTGCATATTGCTTATATTGATATTTGAAATTACTCATTGCCTTTTTAAATGTCGGAGCGGATGTTTCGGCTTTCCAACTCTCAGCAATGCATCGTCCAAAAAGTGTTACCGGACCTTTATATTTATATTTTGTCATATAATATCCTCCCATAAGATCAAAAGGAAAAGTGTATTAAACACTCGTCCTCTGATGTACATAACTTATACTATTAAATCTCAGTATTGTCATTTGAATTCTGATCATCTGTTTCATCATAATCTAAATCTTCAATGGATAATTCCTCTTCTTCACTTGATCCTTTGCTAATAGCGCAGCCAACAAGTACAAGTCCGATCACTACTGCTCCTGCAATAATTTTCTTCTTATTCTTTTTGACAAACGCTTTAACTTTATCAAGTTTAGTTTCAGTGATTACCACCTCTCCATTTTCGTTTACAACTTCTACATCATCAATCTTACTCATAATTAATTCCTCCTTATTTTCTAATATTTTATGTTATTATATCTCATAATACGAACTGTTTTTACCGCGAATATACTTAATATAATTTACCGTAATCAACTCTTGGTTCTATTCTTGTAGTTAATACTACTACTGGTATTCCTGTTTTAGTAACCATTGAACTAAATCTTGGCTCAATCATTCCTTGATTTGTATTCCATCCTAATGAATCGCCAGCAATAGTATTTGCTAAGCCCATATCTGCATAGAAATCATTGAGTGATACATACATCTCAGTATTCATAGTATTATTTAGGTTATTTATTACTTCTCTAACCGTCTCTTTATCAGATTTAAACCATTGCCCACCCATCTTTTCAAAATATAATACTGGGCCAGTTCCAGATATAGTCGTACTATCAAGATCAACAGCAGCACGATCTAAATGTTCTTTATTAATCTTATTCTCGATTTCCTGGTTCTTTTCCTCACCAATAGTATCTACAACTTTATCTTTATACTCTTGTAGTTCTTTAATTGCTGTTTCTGATATTTTATACGCTGTTGCTAATGCTGCATTCCTTCTCAAATTCATTGTAGTACCACCGATGATGCATACTACTGATGTTACTCCTGTTATAACGGCTGGTAGATAACATTTCCAACAAACTTTTGTGGTTTCCATAACGGTTAACTTATCAATAGGGTTATAAATATAATCTTCGTTTTCATTTGCTATCTCTAACTCAATATCATTTTTTTCATTTATAGCATCATCGATAATTAACAATGCTTTTGGTGTTGCCTTTACTGATAGTACTACCGTAGTACCCATACCAGCAATACCTAATCCAATTAATATTTCAGGTCCATGTTTTGTTGCAATGCTTTGAACTAATTTTATAATACCATTAAAATTTCCAATTTTCATTTTTAATTCTCCTTTTCGTTATTGAGTTCTGTTTTTATTTCTTCTTTAAGTTCTTGCATTTCTCTTTCATGCACCTCACTACCAATTATCATACTTGTTAGTGTTAGTGCTGTTGCTAATAAACTCAGCACTTGTGTCATTGTAATTTTCTTAATTTTCATGACGGTTCTCTCCTTTTATAGTGTATTTTTATATTCAAAAAGTAAAGAGTCATTGATGTAATTCCATCAGTAACCCATATACTATTTCTCATTAAAGGGACTGTTTGATACGCGAATTTGTAGAACTATGCCACAATTCTTTCCGTATAAATTCAATAATATGTTCCATTGTGCATTCTTGTTCTGTATGTTTTGATTTACCCATTAGATCTTTTGTATATGGATATGTAAGATCGGCCCGTAATCCACAATATTTATGTTGATCATTTGGCATAATACAAATATGAAATGTATTCGCTTGTATATACTTTCTTTTTGCACTATATAATACATTCTTTGGTCGTTCTTGAACTATTGCCATCATCATTCTAAATAAAGTATCTGCTTCTTTTCCAGTATCTGATAACAGAACTATTTTTGTAATTTCATTCACTTCTCTTTTCATATTAACCCTCCTCAGGATATAAACTAAAATATAAAACACCAAATTTTTCATAATCTACTGCAAATGTATGATAATGATTTTCTCTAAAGTATACCATATTTGTATTGTATGGTGGGTTATATATTGCCTCTTGTACTGCAGCCAACACACTATCGTTTGGCGCACCATTATTTCTTGTACTGTATTGGTTATTTGCATATACAATATCATATATTGTAGTTCCATATCGCCCACTATCAAGTCTATTTATAATGGTTTGAGCTACTGCAATTTGACACTCCAATGGTTGATTACCAGATTCACTCATGGTAACCCGTTCTAATAATTTAATATCTTCTTCTGAAAATCTAGATGTTGGTACTTGAATATCATCCTCAATAATATTAGATTCTACTTGAATAACGTTATGCATAGGTGTAAACGTAATTGATATTAGTGCGGAACTGTTGTATGATATGTATTCTACTTCTTGAATTGGTATTTCTTGTGCTTGTATTTGTTGGTTCGGTGTTATAATATATGACATAAATATGCATAACGCCATGAATAGTGCGCGTTCGCAAAATAGCCAATATCTACTTCTTAAATACATAATATCTCCTTCCTAGCTATTGTCAGTGGTTACATTAACATATTCTTCTTGCCAAATATATTGGTTTATTATTTGCTCTCGATATGAAATCTTGATGCTTAAAATAGTGAATATTAGTTTTTAATATTGGACACCGTGTTGGTGGAGAATTATCAACTAATGTATAATCCTCACATTCTTCAAAACTCATATCATACGGAATCGGCATTTTTTCTTCTGGTAATACTACTCTAATATCATACATTAGTCCAGATGATAACAATTTTTTTACAGCATCATATATTAATAATATACTATATCCACGACTTAATAAAGGAATAAAAATATTTACTATTAGTTCTGTACTTATTTCATCGCCAGTACCCATTAAGTATAATTCATCTCGTATGTTTTGTATTGTAGACATATACTCATTGACATGTAATATTTGTTTTTTATCCATTTTGAATTCTCCTTTCATAACAAAAAGAAAGAGTCTAAGTTTTTACTTAGTGCTCTATCTTGAGTTTTTCATTTACTTTTTAGGTATTAATCGTCCTAAAAAACTTTTACCTGCTGAGGTTGTTACCGTTCCTTCTTCTTCAAATTTTAACGTTTTATTTGTTCCCCAAATTGTAATCACTGCAGTTAACAATGCTGTTCCTATCATTATTAGTGTCTGTGAAGTATTGTGTACTTTCTCGTTTTTTGCCTGTTCTTTTTGTAAGTTTAATTCTTGCTCCTTTTGCTTTGCTTGCTCTTCTTGCAGATTTAACTTATCCATTCGTTCAGTCTCATATCGATCCAGTTCAACCCTCGTTTGTACTAATTTAGTTACAGTGTTTACTGTTACTTCATACTCTTTGGTTCCCAATGTCATGTTTTTCAATGTATTGAATTCATCAGTTAGTTCCTCATCTAATAAAGTTTTAATCATTTCTTAATTCCTCCTTAAATTTTATTTACTCATAATACGGAATGTTATTGCCGCGAGTTATTTTTTTAAAGCGATTCGATTAATTTTTAATTGTATATATTTTTTGTTCTTTAGATTATCAAACTTATTAAATTTAATTATCCATTTGTCTGCTTCTTCGCCATTTACATCAATGTCTAATGTACCGTATGATGTTCGTTTTGTAATTATAATATTAGTTACAAAACTACCTATAGCCAATCCAGCGATAAGTGCTAATGTTATTATCATAATTTGCTCCTCCTTTTTAAAATGTTTTTATCAAAAAATCCCACTCGGGAAAATTTACATATTGATATTAAAAAAAATAAAAGAGAAGAACATAGGTCTATTTACGTGGTAGTATACATTATGTATTATACGCCTATTCGTGTTGCCTTTTCCTTTTCTTCTCTCATTATAGCAACTGTTTTTTACGCGAAGACAAAAGAAGAAGCCTAAGCTTCCTCAACGATGTTTTCTACTTTCTCGTAGAACTCACCATCAATTATCTCAATACTTCCGTCTTTTAAACCTTTTTTAATTTTTTTATTATATACATGTTTTTCACATAAATGCCATACAAAATTTGTTGTTACTTCAGTTATATCATTATCTTTTTCCATAATATATTCTCCTTTAAATTAAGTTCTTAGTTTCATTATAGCAATTGTTTTTTACGCGAATAGAAAAGAAAAAGCCTAAGCTTTCTCAATCAAACTCTTAATTATTTTATTTCTCTTGATTAAAATTTTAATATCGATAGCCAATCTACGTTGCTCTAATTTATATATATACATATTACAAATATATATAATTAATATTGCAATACATATTCTACATATCATTATCATCATTTTAAATCCTCCTTATTTTCTAATTTAGTCTCATTATAGGGACTGTTACTAACGCGAAGAAAAATTAAAATGAAATGTTTTTAATAAATATCCCAGGGCGTATTACCGTTTCCTGGGGTACTTGATATAATTATCTTCTAACTATTCTTGCTGTTATTCCTTGAATATGTTGTCCAAATCTACCGGCATATCCACAATTATCATCATCCCAATTAGCATCTTTACCAAACACTGATGGTAATATTCTACCAGATAAAAGGATTACTTGATACTCAATATCAAATTCGTCTGTTCCTTCTAGGCTCATCTGTACGCCATCGATCTCAGATCCTAACTTACCAGCATACCCAGTATCATTATTTGACATATCTGCATTATTAGAGTTTACACCTGGTAAAGTTCTGCCAGCTATATGTACTCCATAATTAACTGAGAATCCTGCATTTTCTAAAGATATGCATAACCCCTCAATAGTTCTACCTAACAATCCACCATAACCAAAATCAACATTCATAATATCAGACTGTGAACCATATACTGATCCAAGCCATTGTTCAGATCCACCAATGTTTACTGTTAATACAAGTTCTGGTACAGGTGCAGATTCTTGGATCACCTCCTCTGGTACTGGTGCGGATACTTCAACATCAGTGTTTGGCACTATTACGGCTTCTGGATTAGTTTTTAAAATTTCTAATCTGCGATTAACCTCTATTGCAATATATGGAAACTGAGATCCAAGATATGGACCAGGGCATGCTGTATTTTGAAAATAACTATGCATTGTGAGATTACCTGTAGCATCACCTGTAAAGTTTAGCGCAGGTATACCATTACGTTGACAAACATCAACACACCAATCTATAAGTTTTGCTAATGCAATATCACTTACATGCCAACCAGTTTCTTCTCCACCATCATTAGCCACTTCAACAGTAACCGCTTGATTATCATTACCTGGATTACCACTAGTCCATGCTCTATTTACTTCATCAACGTATAATGCTACTGATCCATTAGAATCAATACCATAATTAGCACTAGCTTGTCTTGTTTCTCTAGCAAAGATATCACCAAGGGCTTCTACTGAAAGATTTCCAGCCATATGATGAATTGTAATCTTTGACAATTTTTTGCTTCTAGGTCTATCACAATTTGGTGATAGTTTTGTATATGTTACCAAACCACTGTTACTCATTATTGTGCACCTCCTGATTTATCAGTTGTATTCGTACTATTAGTATCATTAAATCTATGCCAAATTTCTCGTAATTGAGACCAGCCATTTACTGTTACAAATGACACAAAGAAACTTAATATAATTGCCCCGACAATATAATACCATACAAATGCCATTTTACTAAACTGTATATAAATAAGTACAGTTAGCACTGTTAGTACTAAACTAACAACGTACGCCTGCAATGCTGTTGGAATCTTATCTAGAAAACCCCAACTTTTAGTTACCTGAGTTATCACACTCGTAGCAAAGGCCAATAAGCCTATTACTGTTACGGCAATTGTTCCGTAACTGATTAATACTGTTAAAATTTCGTTTAAATTCATGATTTAAATCCTCCTTTTATTTTGTTTAGATATGTTGGATATACCAAATAAAAAATCCTAATAATGTAGTAATTGCTAATATTCCGGCCCACCGTATAGTAGATACTAGTGTCTTAATATCATCACATAGATTTTCTACTTTTGTGTCTATAGTGGCACCACGTACTTCTAGTTTGTTTATTCTTCCATTCTGTTGATCGAGTACTATGTCATGCTCTGTTAATCGTTTGTTGGCTTGAATAAGTCTTTCATCGACTTGCTTGTGTATTTCACCACATAGTTCATCACGCATATATGTATCACCACCTTTTTATTACCATTTTGAATTTGGCATAATTGCAAAAGAAAGAGCCTAAGCTCTCTCAATTAACTACTTAAATGCTAATGGTAACAATATACAAATTGCTAATATTAATAAAAACTCTGTTACTAAAAACACCCAATTTCTTTTAATAAATTTCTTCATACTTATTCTCCTTCGTAAACTTTATCAATAGTTTCATTATAGAAACTGTTTTTTACGCGAAGATTATTATTTTATGGTACGATTGGAGTATCTTTATTTTGTTCTTTTGCAATTCGTTCTTGTTCTTTGTTATAATGCTCTTTCTGTATTGCAATTGCTTTTGTTACTTCTTTTGCGCTTTCTGTTTTCATTTCGCCAAGTATTAGATCTACTAATGTTATTGGCATTTGCGCATCATTAAATGAATCAAGTATACTTTGTTTTAGCATGAATATTTTTAAATCAAAATCCATTATTACCTCCTTTCTTAATTTACCACCAACCCATTTCATGACCTTTTATTGATAGCACTAGAAACTGCGAACCACTAATATAGACTGCTTGCGATTCATTATAATATGCCGTTAATCCACTTTTACAAACCACGTTCGGAGCAATTAAAGCACCAGCTACTTCTACATTGGCGCCCCAAATAGAAGCTCCTCCAACATCTATATTATTATTAAATCTAATTGTTGTTGGACTATTGAAACATATTCCAGTAGTAATTCCTCCATGTCCAGAATATTGTTGTACCATAATAGAAGCATCAACTGATGGATCATTCATACTAGTTCCATTATGCCATAGAAATATTCCATCAGCTGTCATTTCAGTATAGTCACGAAATGCAAATTCAATAGCACCTTTACCGTTAGGATAATATCTACCAAAACTTGCTTCGTATGGCGTAAATGTAGTATTTATATTATATTCTCCATGATTAACTGAACTACCAAGATTCATTTCAATAAATTTTTGACCGCCAACAACTCCTTTTGATGTGTTATTATATATTAAACCTCCAGATGAAGGATCAACTGACCATAGTCCAATAGTGCCTCCAGATGCTGTAAAATAACCTTGTTGGTTCCATTTAAAGTAAGCACTGTCAAATGAACCATTACTTAAATCTAATCTTGATCCTGTAAATGGTGATGTAACACTATAATTAGCAGATTGTATTGCTCCAGATTTTATGTTACTACCATTAATTATTGTTTTTCCAGCCGTTCCAATATTGGCTATTGTAACTAAACCTGTTAAATCTAGTTTATCTGCCGATATTTTAATTGCTTCTGCTGTTTGATTAATGGTCGATACTATAGAGTTAGCTGTTGTCTTTCCTTCAGTATACGCTTTAAGACTATCTACCATACCATAATTAATACTTACTTCAGAATTAACTTGATACATTGCAGTATCCAATACTAATGGTAAAGTTGGTGTTACTGTACTGGTATAAAATACAGTTCCATTTCGCAAATAGTATATTTTATTTTCTGATATTTTTACAGCAAATACATCAGTATATAACCAAGTGTCTGCGATAGTATATCGTCCTTGCCCTAATTCGTACACACTCAATGTACCAGAAATATCTACATATAGGGCAAAACCTATTGTTTCGTAGTTCTGATCAATATCATTTATACTTAGTCCACACATTACTTGGCTCCCTGATATAAGTTTAAATTCTAAACTATCGCCATTATAAAACTTATATGTGTTACTAATACCAGCAGAACCCCAACCAGAATCAATTGTTTTTGTGAATTTATTGCCGTCCATAGTACCACCAACAATATTTGTAAAGCTAAATTTAATTATATCAATGTCTTCTGGTGCCGGTGACCAATCTGTTGCTTTAGTACCATTTTCTAATTTAAAGTTATCGTATAGTACACTTCCGTAATTTACTGATTCAAGGGGCCTAAGTATGAGTTCCAATCCCATAGAGTGTTCCTCTAATACATCAAACTGATAAATAATTCTTGTCCAAGCCATTGGTATAGTTGACATATGAAGCATTTGATAAGTAACGGTATAGTCTGATGCTCTAACAAATATATTACCACTCATTACACCATTTGGTATATCGCATTTAATATCAAATGATAATATATAATGACCGACTGGCCTTACGCCAATTCTAAATATAGCATAACTATCGCCATCTGCGATTTTTGATATGGCGTAAGATTTATCACTGTTATTACCAGGATATTTATTTCCAGAATACGCATAATTTTCAGCGGCTGGTTTCCAGTTACCTAATTCAAATCCACTATCTGATAATAAATTCCTACCACCAATTTTAAGATTATCTACATTGTATTGGGCATTATCGGCAAGTATTTTTGCTTTCGTAGATATAGCATTTAATAATAATTGTCTTGCCTCATAAAAAGTAACAAACTTATATCTAAATTCAGTACCATCTATATCAGTAGTAGTTGATAAATTTGCATCCGATATCCATGATGGAATTGTAGTAAAGAAATTGAAATCTACATTCCCATTCAAATATACAGCTATATAATACATGTTATTTGAGTAGTTAGTTTTTTCAGATACAATTCCAAAAACATCAGCCTGGTGGGAGTCTGTTAAGTAAGTATTATATATATTATCCCACTCTTTTCTAATAGTTTGCTTTTCCGATGGTGTTAGTTTACTGTCACTAGAAATATCTGATATTGCCGTTGTGGCATTATCTGCAGTAAACTTTATGGCATCCGAGTAAACTTTAAAACTATTTTCCATACCATATTGTACACTACATTTAGCTCCTGCTTGTTGTATCGCTATATCTAGCACCATTGGTAGGACTGGCGTCGTTGCACTAGTATATACTAAACTGCCATTTCTAAAATAATTTACTTTATTATCAGTTATTTGTATTGCTAAAATATCAGTTTCTAGCCAATTATTAACTATTTGCTTTATATTGATGGCTGACTCAAAAATATATAATGAATCCGCAACGTGATATATTGCATATTGTTCTGACATATAATGTTGATCTACATCATTGGTGCTTAGACCAACCATAACTTCTAATCTATCAAAGAATCTAAATTCTATAGAATCGCCATTATAAAATTTATAAGTATTGCTTACTCCGGCATTACCCCATCCACCACCAACTACTAAGTTAGTAACTATATTATTGGTTACATCACAACCTATTATATTAGTAAATTTAAATTTTAGTGTATCTGTATTGGCAGTTACATCTTCTGGTGCAGGTGTCCAGTCGGTCGCTTTATCGCCGGTCTCTACTTTTAAATCTTTAATTAACCAAGTAGTTATGAAACCTTGATTTTCTGGTTGGCACGCTACCATAAAACCGACTCTTGCAATGGAATTTAATGTAGTAGTTTTTTTAAAAAATAACCAAACATCTTTAACTGGTAACGTATCTGTTCCAGTATTACCTTCGATATCAAATGGAATAGCGGTAAATGATGATGCTGAATCATTATTAAAAGTTAAGCTATTTAGATTAGTGGAGGTTGTATCAATTGATGTTAATTTTGCATAGAACGATATTGTAACTGTTTTATTAGCATATGATGAATCAAGAGTATACATATGTGTGCGCCAACCATTTAATGCTTGTAATGAATATATTCGTTCTATAGAATTATTGCATGCAATGCTGCCATCCCATCCCTCACTCGTCCATTTGTCTGTAACTGTAGCAGAACTAGAGCCAATAATTAAATTCCTACCACCTATGTGTAGGTTATCAACTGCTGTATCATCAGTGTATTTACTAGCTTTGATCCAATCGCTCAATAAGTACGACATACCAATTACTTTAGTGACAGAACATCTCATCAAATCACCAGATGCACCTTGTGTCCATAAATCTCCAACATCATATGGTACAGTAGGAGTGTTTATGAATACTCTACGTTTAGAATCTGCCGTATCTTGAGCATCGGCTGCTGCCGTTAATGCTTTTGTTATATCTGTATCTGTAATTATTTGCCAATCGTAAACACTATTAACAACTTGATATCTATAGCCATACCCAGTTATTGTATCATAGTATAAATCTCCTAAATGAATATTTTTTAGATCAGTAGTATTCCAATCAACTGCTGGTGTATTATTATTGGTTGGTATAACTGCATAAAACCATGTTGTTATAGAACCGTCTACTTGACTCTGTAGACTGTCTAAAGTGGCTAATGTTGCCACTGAAAAGTCATCTAGATTTTCTCTTATAAGTCCTATAGCATCTGTATTATCTTTAATGGCTTGCGAATATGCAACAAAATTAACTTCTCCAGTTACAAGGTCCCAATAACTATCACCGTTTACACTTCGTATGATTCCAGCTTTCATTAGATTAGCGTTTAATACGCCAGTTGTTATTCTATCCGCTACAATAGATCCATCCATAGTCATTGCTAATCCATACGTACCATTGTATCCAGTGGATGAATATGCAAGACCATTTATATTCCAACGCCATACTTTTGTAGCCACCGTATAATCAATGTCGTTTGTTATTAGTAATTCTCTACTTCCATTTTGACCTTGGACAATGGTTACAAAACCATTAGTAGCAGATGTTATAAGTTGAGTTGCATTATCTTTTGCATCTTTTAGTAACTCAAATCTTTTTGGTAATGACTCAATTTTACTTAATAAATCAGAATTTGTTTTATTGTTTGCTGACGTTAACGATATAACTTCAGAAGTACCCATTGTAAATTTTGTATTGCTTGGTTTGTCCAACTGAAGTACAATTTTTGATACTGGAAAGTATCTATCCATTCCATGAGGTTTGGACAACACTCGCATTTCATCTAATAATTTTATTGATTCTGTTTCTATATTTATACAATTGAAATCAACAGCACTTACTTCTAAAATTATATTATCAAACTGTATATCAGTTAAATATTTGGTAGCTTTTGTAAGTAGTGCATCTGCTGTTTCAACATCATTCCAACTAACAACTTTTTCAATCCATCCATATTCATTTACAGCATCTGTAGATACAACAAAACGTTTTCCATTATTTACAGATTCAACTGTTAAATATGCATCCAAAGCTTCTATTGGACTAGTATCTAAACGAGCACCTAATGGTTGTATAACTGTTGCATATTCTGACATATCCTTATTTTGTGTAAAGTCTAGTAAGTTCTTACCAAATTCAATTGTTTGAGTATTTGTATTTGGATAGTCTTCCAAATAATCTAGATATCTAATACCATTAACTTTTCTGATTCTAATATGCCCGCCAAATTTTTTAAGCAATTTATCATTGATACACTCTATTGTTTTCTCATAATTAGTATATCTAAATATCGAATTATTTGGATCAGTAACAGTGACGATACCTATTGTAAATTGTTTTTCAATATTAACTTTTGAGTTATGTATACCTATTAATGATTCTAAAAAACTTTGTATAGTAACATCATGATATTCTGCTTGTGGCTGTGTAGTATCATTCAAATATGCCAATTCGCCTTCACAATATAATGTTCTATGTTTTAAAAAGTTTATACCTTCTTTTAGAACACGACCAGACCATATCTCAATACCATTTTGTTTTACTATTATTTCAGTTTTCATACGTTGTATTATATCATAACCGACATTAGTAGTTGGAACCGTGATTTCTAGCGATCCAGCAGCACTATCGGCCATTGTTAAAGTAGGGGTTATTATTTTTAATTCATCTAGCAAATTCACATCATTATATATACATAATGATCCTGCATAAATAGTATACATTATTATAACCTCCCATTCCTAAAAACTATTGATACTGTTCCATGCCCTGTAAACCAAAATGACATTGTACTATTTTCTGTAAGTCCTGATAGTATAAAATCTGAAACAACAATAGTTCCATCATTAAGTACTTTTGTGCTATCGATTCCTAGTTCATCATTTTTTAATCTTATTGTCATGCCTCCTGTTGTGGAGATAATAAACGTAGGGCATACCGGTTTTCGTCCGATAAGTCCCTGAAATGTTTTTAATATTGGTGTGCCACTATCTATTACTATATTTTTAAAACTTTGAGCAAGGGTAGCGTCTTCAATAGATGATAATTTTAACAACTTATATGGTTCTGTTACATAATCTATTGTTATTTTGGAATGGTCTTTATCAGACTTCCATTCATTTATTGAGAATCGCCCTTTATAGTAATAGTTTGGATCGTCTTCCAATATTGCATTCATGACTCTACCATGTATGTAATCCATTATATCAGAATATGTATTTTGCCATTCTTTAAAATCATTCAATACAATAAATTCAAGCGATCCTTCTCTATTATTATATACTGGATAACCCGTTAACGTCTCAGAAAGATCAAGTGTACCATCGCTTCCTGGTATATCCATAAGTGTTATTTTTTGTTTAGGAGGATTAAATAATGGTCTTGATGATGGAACTAAATGCCAATCGTCGAATGTGTTTTTATTTCCAAAAGTAATTGAATGGTATGCCATTAATTATTCCTCCCTTTTAATGTTGATATTTGACCTAATGCTGCATCTACTTCTGTTATAATGGAACCTACTACGGCACCAGTATCCATTACAATTTGTTGCTTACTCATTACGTCTTTTAAATCACTCATAAGATCTGATAATTTAGTTACTGCAGTAACAACTCTTTGTTCGTTTGTAGTGTTTGCTCTTATTATTGCTTCTGCAACGGTTTCTGCATTATTATTAGATGCACTGTTTGCTACTTCTACTCCAGTAAGAACTGCTTGTTGATTGCTTAGCATACTGTTTATTTGCCCGGCTCCATTTTGAATATTTGTTAAATCTAATACTGGACGAACAGTTGGGTCAATAGCGACATTACCACTTAATATATCTGATACACCAGATAATGCGCCAGACATTGAATCTAATGCTGATTCACCAACTCCTTTTGCAGCTCTATCTACTAATGAAGAGTACTTTGACATACCACCGCCAAGACCTTTATCTAAGTACATACCCATATCAGTAGTCTCTGTAGATGGCGAATGTATTCCAAATATATTTTTAAATCCATTAAGTACACTATTACCAATGCTACTAACAGTATCTCCTATTGCAGCAACACCATTCTTAAGTCCGTTAATTAAACCTCGCATTAAGTTTTTTCCTACATCAACAAATCCATCAAACCCAGCTGTTAATACTTTAAAACCAGCTTCTAGTATTGCAGACATAAGATTACTAACTGCGGCTATCATTTCATCTGTATTATTTCTAATACCATCTGCTAAACCATTTATAAAACTTATCATTAATTTTACACCAGCATCAACAATTTCACCAAGCATACTAGTAATACCTTTTATAAAGTTAATCATTATTTCAATACCTTTTTGTACTATTGCTTCTATACAACTAGCAATACCATCAAGTAATGCCATTATTATATCTATACCAGCTTGGATGAATCTAGGTAAATATTTTACAACAGTTTCTAATATAGTTGCCAATAATGATAATACTGTATTTACTATTTGTGGTATTGTATCATTTAATGCCTGTAAGAATGCTAATATTACTGATACTGCAACTGATGCTATAGCTGGTGCTCCATTGCCTATTGCCACTGCAAATGCTACAAGACCAACACCTATTTGAGTAATTATTAATGGTATTAACGAAGCGATACCTGTCAAAATTATTGTAAACCCAGCAACTAATTCTGCTGCACTTATTGATAATGCTGCTGCAAATATTGGAATTGCAACTGACAATACAGTTATTGCTCCTGCTAACATCATCATTCCAGCTCCTGTGGCTAATACAGCAACTCCTATAAGTATTACTACTCCAGCTAATGCTAATAATACTGGTGTAAGTGGTCCTAATAATAATCCGGCAACTCCAATTACAGCAAATGTTCCAGCCAACATAGTTAATCCTTGAGCAATTGATTCCCAGGACATACTACCTAATGCCAATAATACAGGACAAAGAATTGCTAATGCTCCAGCAACAGTTATCAATGCTACAGCACCGGGTATTGCACCCGTCATAAATTGCATAGCTACTGCTATTATAGTTAATGCCCCAGCAAGTACTACTAATCCTTTTGCTATCTCTTCCCAAGACATATTGCCCATTGTTCCCAATGCTTCTGATAATATTACCAATGATGTGGCAACAACCACTAATCCAGCACCTATTAATATTGTACTTTTTGGAAGTGCTTTTAATGCTACCGCTATTATGGCTAAACTAGCACCCATGGTAAGTAATCCTTTACCTATTTCTTCAAGTGACATGTTTCCCATAATACCAATTGCTTGTGCTAATATTAACATGGCTCCTGCTATTATAGTTAACGCTACTGCTGTTGATATTACTTTACTAGCATTTCCAGTTAGATTTGTAAATAGTGATATTTCAGTTAATGCGATACCTACTGCGCCCAAACCTTTTACCAAGTTGCCATTATCTATTTCACTAAATTTCTTTACTGCATCGGCCAATACTGAGATACCCGCAGCTAATGCTAATATTCCTAAACCTTTAGATACGCCCATACCATCAAAATCGGTGGTTTTCATAAATAAACTAAGTTCGGTTAATAATACTCCAACACTAACCAACCCTTTTGTTAATTGTTCAATACTCATATCAGCAAATACTTTTACTGCCGTAGCTAGTATTTTTATTGCCTCTGCAAATAATATTACACCAATAGAACCTTTTACCATTGATGATTGATTTTTTGATAATATAAGTGATGTAACAACTAATTCCGCCATTAATACGCCCACACCAACTAGTCCTTTTGCTATGCCATCCCAATCTAATTCTGCTATTTTTGACATTGCAGATGCTAGAATAAGTACTGCTGTAGATAATAAAATCATACCAGTAGCTACTTTTGTAATTGATCCTGCCCCACCTTTTGAAAACTTCTCGAAAGCAAGCATTGCCGCAAATAATTCTGTGAATAATACGGTTATTGCTAGTAATGCACTATTTAATCTTTCTGGATCTATCATAGCCAACACCATAAGAGATGCTGCTAATATACCAATTGCTATAGCAATTTTAAGTAATACGCCTGCTTTTAATGATGCTTGGAATGCTTCTAATGATCCTTTAACACCATCTAGAATACCAGTGAACCCACTAACAGGACCAGATAAACTATCTACAAATTTCTTAATACCAAGTAATATTGCAGCAAATATTCCACCATTAAGCACATCAAATCCTTTTTCTAAATCACCTGCTTGGAATGCTCCGGCTATTGCTTTTCCTATTTCACCACCAGCTTTAACTATCCAAGAAGCTATTTTTACCATGACAGTACCTATTGATAATAGAACACTTATAAATCCAGACGCTGCATCACCACTTTTTATGCCCGCTATAAAACCATCAAAACATTTTGATATTGCTTCTCTTGCCGTATCTAGTGCATCAGTTAATGGTTTTAATTTAGCTTTTAATTCATCAAGAGAATCTGAAAATTTACTCATTTTTGTTTTGTTTGCATCTATTGCGTTTGAAAATCCACCAGTTAATATATCCGACATATTTTTAATTGCGTTTTTAAAGAATTCTGTTCTATTTGCGGCATTATCTAATCCAACAAAGAATTCACCAATTGCGCTTGTTACTTTTAATATGCCACCACCGGCAGTACCGAAAGAGGAACCCAATGGAAGTATGGCAGTAACTACAGCAGTTATTGCTTGCTTTGCCATATCTAATATTGCAAACAATCCTTTAAAAGTATTCTTAAGTTGAAGTGCTGTGTCATCTCCTATTTTGAATTTTGCAGTTAAGTCAGCAAGACTCTTAGTAAAGTCTGCTAATTGTTTTCCTGTTGTTGCTGGAAATATTTCTCTAAATGCTTCTTTAACTGGTTTGGCTATTGAAAGCAAACCTTGGAATGCATTTGATACTGCTTGAATTGCAGAGTCTCGACCACCAAGATCTTTCCAGTCTTGTAGCATGCTATTTCTAGCATCAGCACTAGCAGACAAATATCCACTTAATACATTATTAACATTTGTTAATAGGGATGCTGCTTCGTCAAAGTTACCAATTAATATTTCCCAAGTTTTGCCCCAGCCTGATTGTGCGGATTCTTTAAGAGTATCCAATAATTGTGAGAATGTTTTTACTTGAGTTGCCGCTTTTAACATTGATTCATCGGATGCAAATTTGCTTAATGTGGCACTCAATACGTCTGCAGTAAGCCATCCTTTTTCTAAAGAATCTCTAAACGATATGGATTCATCAACATTTTTACCCATAGCTTTGGCTGTTGTCTTTAATGCATTTTGGAATAGTTGTCCACCCATACCAGCGTTTACTACTGAATTCCAATCCATTAATTTTACTGTTCCAGATGCCATTGCTTGCGATAGTTGATACATTGCCGTACTTGCTTGTTCTGAGTTTGATCCTGAAGCAGCTGCAAGATTTGCTATACCTTTTATGTCGGCTGCAGATTCTTTAAGTCCTATTCCTGCGGCAGTAAATGTTCCTATGTTTCTTGTCATTTCTGAAAAGTTATAAATAGTTTGATCTGAGTATGTATTTAAATCATCAAGAATATCAACAACTTCTGACATTGAATTCTTACCACCAGTATTTGACATTATTACCTGAATGGAATTTATCTTTTTCTCATATTCGTCAAGACCTGTTTTTACAGGATCTATAGTAAATGCTGACATAAATTGCTTACCCATTGCAAGAGCAGAGTTTGTTATATTTTGAATTGCTGTGATACCAATAATACCCAATGTAGAGAATTTATTTTGGATATTCTCAACACCAGCTGCAATTCCTTCTAATGAAAATGATTTTGCTACCTTATCAAGATTAGTTAAATTTTTTGCAGACTCAGATAAGTTTAAACCTTGCTTTAAATTATCTAATGACTTTACACTTGTTTGAACATTATTTTCAAACTGTTTATTATCAAATTGCATCTGTACTATTCGTTGATCAATTGAACTCATAAAGCACGTATCTCCTTCCATACAGATTCTGCTATTTTATCAAGTATTGGGCGTAATGTTGGATTAATAAAATCTCTACCTTGAACATATCCTCCATTTTTTGTTGCGTGACCATATTCCAATAATATTACTATTGGTACTCCATTGTTTACATTTGAGTTATACCATGATATGCTTGCATAACCTTTTATATTCGTAACTGAATACGACCATTTACTAGCAGTATTTCCACTATCAATAGGAGTAGCCATTGCAAGTGCCGATACACCTTCTTGCCCATATTTATTTAAACTATGTAAATAATCTGCTTTTAATGCACTAGTTAAAAACTTCTCTGTTTTAGAAAAGTTTCCAGTCTGTTTAAATGATATCATATGATGACACTCCTTTCATTATCCTTTAGTGTTTGCTGCGTTTTTACGTTGCTCATTTAATGATCTATTTCGATCAATTAATTCTTGTCTACTCATTTTTTTAGGTGGGTTAGTCTTAACGTTGCACACTCTAATTAATGTTAGCAATCTATTTAGATGCCAGGTATGACAATCATATGCAATGTTAAAAGCAGTCATCCAATAATATATCAACTCCGATGTAATAATTTCTTTGCTAGGGGGACCATCCTGCTTTGCAAACCATGTTGCCGTCATAGGTAAATTTATGTATCTATTTACCTGGTCAATTACATCTGATGATAAGCATATGTATATTATTGGATCGACGTTTTTTGTAATTGTCATGCATCGTATATAATCTAATGTTTCTTCATCATTTTTTTTAGTTCCAAGAAACGGCTTACACCATCTGGATTCCCATTTTGAAATTGATACTAATGAATGTTCTAACGTTAATTGTGTTTCTTTTGTGTTGTGGAAAACTTCATCAACTGGATCATATTGTTCAGTTGCTGGGATTGTAATGTTTAACATTATTAGTTCTCCTTTATATTACTACTATACTGATTGAATTGGGGTTGATGTTGCTGCTGGAATTTTTACATTTGGTGTTATACCATTAACAAAAGTTGCTGCTGCATTTGCATCAGTAGCAAGTTCCATAAAAATTATTGAATATGCTTCTGTTTGAGAAAAATCATCTCTCAATGCTTGATTCTTAACAAACTTACGACCATCTAATGATTTCTCACCATATGCTCTTAATACTAAATCTTTAAATATTTCAATAATCTTTGGCATGTTTTGTTCTGCAATTAATTTCTTAATAACAGCAGATAATCCACCATCTTTTGATAATTCCATTTCTGTTGTTTCAGCTTGCGATAGATTAAAATAGAAATCCTCAATTCTTTCTTTATCATTATAATCAGTATACTTAATTGTCTTCTTTAACATAATAGTCTCCCTTCGAGATTAAAAATAAAGGGACCCGTATGAGCCCCTTTCCAAATATTGTTTATCAACCAGCAACTACTGGAAATAATGTTAATAGTTCTGCTGGTAATGGCATTCTTGCTGGTATTAATTCGTCGCCATAAAGAATAGCCTCTAATGCTAGTAATTTTGCTGCGTCTACTTTAGTAGAATCAATTGTTATTGCTGCTGCTGGTTTTAATCCCGGTACTGCAACTGGTGTTGTTGCTAATTCCCATGAGAATGTAATAGCCTCTGGAGAATCGTTTACTGATGCATAAGCTTTCTCAGATGGAGACGCTGTTGCATCATAGATCAAATGCAATTTATATCCGTAATCGTTATTAGCGATATCGTTTCCAAGAATTGTCCTATAGCAAAGTCCAAATGCTTTTCTTGTTTGTTGACCAACAATAACACCTTTTGATAATTCTGCTGATCCATCACAAATTGCAAATTCATCTGGGTATGTATATGCTTCAATTGTTGCACCGAATTCCTCGGCTGATCTAAGATCTAGATATTTAATATTATCTGCGTAAAGCGGATTTGATTCTGCTCCAGATGGACTCTCGGTTACGGCTGTTAAACCATTCCAAGCAACCCCCAATGGATACGCTCCAGTTGCATCTTTTGGATACAACACTCCCTGATTTACACCAGTTTCATACAGACGTTTACTTGAACCGTCCCAAACTAGTTTAGGCATAATTTTATTCCTCCTTATTTTTTATTAATAATATATATCAAAAACCTCATGATTTAGATTAGCCGATACAAAATGTCTGTCAAATTTACACATTGGAAAATTGTCTATTATTTTGTCAAACACATCTAAATCCGGGTCTTCGGATATTAAAGTTACTTGATATCTTTTTGTATTTGCATACATTTTATTGTTTGCATATTTTGAATCACATTCTAAAACATTATATATTATGCATGGATACTTCATAATATGTGATGATGGGGGTTGAAAGTCCACGTTATTTGAACCTAGTACTACGACTAGTTCTTCTTGCAGTTTAAGCCTGCTTGCCACTGTACACACCCCCAATAGTCAATATTAATCTAGGATATAGCGTTTCAACTGAACTAATAGTCCACGCGCAACCCATATACACTACATATCTCATTGCGTAGAAATTCTTAACGGCAAATTGGTCGGCCACAATACTTATTTTATTGCTAAGACTTAAATCATCATTTACCTTATCTGTAGATGACCAACGTCTGGTGTTTTGGAGTACATCCCCATATGATGTTTTTTTAGTAATAACTTCCATATGAACACCAGGTGCCGTTTCCGTATCTATTCCATAGCCAATTGTACCACTCCACTTTGCCATTTTGAATTCCTCCTAATTATTTATTATCCAACTACTGCTGGAGTTGATTCGATTGCAATTGCTGAGAAAGGCTTAACTAATGCTCCAGAACAACGAGTCTCGATAAGGTACTTTTGCTGATTGTAATCGATATCAAAATCATCAAACATGTTTACTGCTCCACCTTTATCTGCACCAACATTGTAATCCATAAGATTTACCATGATACCGAGAAGTGTATAAACTTTTGTATCTGTGCCAATTCTAGTACTACCAGTAATTGGTTCAACTGTAATAACATCAGAAACACGAAGTGCTGTAGCAAGATCTTGTACTGTGTTATATATTCTACGTCCAGTTGTATCTTCGATAAGTAAACAATCTGTTACTACATCTTCTGTTGTGAATAATGCAGGGTTGCCAGATCCTTTATATAATTTTCTGCTTTTAATAGCAGTTCTAATAAAGTTCTTAGCTTTCATATCGTCAGTATCATTTGCTGCATATGTAACTGTTGCTTTAACTGTGTATAATGCTTCATCTGTCCAGATAGGTCTAATATTTACAGCAAGAATCTTATCATCAGAAGATGAAAGTCTACCATCACCAATAAGAATAGCACGAGCAATTTCCTCGTCAAGCATCATTCTCATTTCAGTCTTTAACCAAGCTACTACATCGAAATCTGTAATATCAACGATATCATCACGATCCAACTTTTGTTTCTTGTAGATTGTTGTTGGTGTAGTAGTTCTTTTTAGTAATGAGAATACTTCTTCTTTCTTAAGAGATCCTTTTATGTAACCTTTAGCTCTTGCTTCGTCTTCTGTAATATCAGCAGACATTGATTTGATTCTACTAAATGGTGTGTGGTGTGTTGATGCCATTACTTTTGCTACCCATGCCATTTCACGTGTAACAAAATCTGGTGCTGCATTAATTGCTTGTGCATCTGGGAACATGTAATCAATATTGGTAATGCCATATGTATCAGCATGTGCTAAGAAGCTATCTTTCAAACTTCCACTACGTTTTGCATCCTTAATAATTGTTTCCATTTCAGCATGGCTAAGTGTTTTACCTTCTGAAGCAGCACCTAATCCTTCTTTTCCTTCAAATAAATTATGTTTAACTGTTCCTTGTTCCATATTATTATCTCCTCCATTTTCTGGTGCAGCATCTTCTAATGCTAGTCCCACCATTGCATACATTACAGTTTGCTGCTCATCTGTCATTGAATCAATGACATCTTGTGTTGTCTTATCATCTGTTGCTTTTGGATCTGTTGCTTTTGGATCTGTTGCTTTTGGATCTGTTGCTTTTGCATGTTCCAAAGCATTCTCCAATGGTTTTTCTTCTACTATCACATCGTCCTCCTTCTTTGTTATTGGATCTTCTTCGGAATGACTAATATCTAGAGATTCATCATACCCTACTATCATACCACTAGATTCATCATCGCCATGCACCATTACATTATCAATAAATGCACCAGGATTAGCACCAGCCATTACAAGACTTACTTCACGGATTATTCCATGAATAACATTTTTACCAGCCTCTTGTAATTTATTAGCAAATATAGATAATGAACGTATATCACCATGCACAACAGCTTCTTTTGCAGCTTTGCCCGATTCACTATCATTAAACGAGCAAAAAGCGTATACACCCTCATCTCTATTCTCTAACATAGCGTGTCCAAGCACATCTGATGCTTCGTCATGTTGATGATTCCATACTAATGGAACAATTTGTCCACTATTACCTTTGAACGCATCTTTACGAATTGTTCGTCCATCAGAACATGGTAGATCATTCTTGGTGGCCCATCCACCAAAGTCATACTTAACCATTTTGATTATCTCCTTCGTTATTATTTGTTGTTCCAGATGCATCCGAAGTTGAATTCTGGTTTACTTGACTTATATTACTATTGTTAAGCTTATCAGCTTTCGGATCAGAGGATGGTTTACGTCCAATAATTTGACGTATTTCATTTGATGTTAGTATTTCATTTCTAGTAAATTTATCTGCAATTTCTGCAAGTTGATTTACTGGAACCAATTTAAATGGGTCTCTAAAGGCCACTATTGATTTCTTTTGAGTTCTTGCTGTTTTACTTAAGAACGTTCGTTTCATCTCATCAACAATAACCGAAACTATTGGTTCGATAGTTCTTGTATAATAGTTCAGCATTGTTTGCTCATCTGCTGTACCATCCAGAATTGATTGTGTCATTCCTAATTGAGCGAATGCTTGCGCCGTTAAGAATTCAATTGTTTTCATTAATGTATTTTCGACAGACCTATTTAATTGTGTTATTTTTTCAGTTCCATCAGTGTATGCAATACCATACTTAGAACCAGCTAATTGCATTTCAATATCCGTTCTCCTAGACTCAGCTTGCTTCTTTCTGGCTTCCGATTTTATAACATATGGAAGTTGTATAATTAAATCTAATTTTCCAGACGCCGTTTGTTCATCTGTCACGTCAAGTAAACTAAGTTTTCTTATAAGTCGTTGCATCGTTGAGTTTGGTTCATTTATTAATGCATATAGTGGATTCTCTATTATGGCCACAGTACTTTTTGCAACTGTAACATCTTTCTTAAGACCTGTCTGATCATCATATACTCTAACACGTATGTGTGCTGGCATCCATTCTATAATTTCACCAACTCGCATTGTATTAATATCATATGAATCAGTAACATTTGGATTGTCCGTAGTGTCTATTGGTACCAATGCAACAGCGCCCTTATCCATCATAGTAATTACAGCATCCTGAATAAATGCTCTAGCCGTTTGATCAATGTTTGTAGCTAGTGTTAAACATTCGTTTAATCCAGAAGGAATATCACTTATGTAACAATCATTATCGTCTAATTGACAATGTTTAAAATCTATGGCTGCAACATCTAATGCCATACGAACAAAAATTGCTGTAACTATTGATCGTTCATTTCCTCTAGTTAATCTAGGTCGATCCGGTCTAGTGGAATATACTGCACCCATTGGCACAAAATCATCCGTTGGATCTCTATTAAGAAATGTGTTCCAAGATCGTTTTACTCTATCTCCAAATCCCATTATTTATGACGTCCTCCTATTTTTTTCTATTAAGATATTCTCCAACCATACCACCAGCATTATAAAGAGTATTAAGTTTAGTTAGATATGTGCCAACCTCAACATGTCCTCGTTTAACTAATATTGCTCCTGCAATACTACCTAATACTATATTAGTTAATCTAGAACTTGACGCTTGTGCGAAATTTTTACCATTAACTACTTTTTTCGGATCGAAATGTTTTTTTACTTTTTTTACTTTTTTTACTTTTGGAATTGATGATGCTACTCCTTTTTTGTACCCCCAATGCATGCCGGGTACACCAACATGGTATAATTCGGTATTATTATATTGCCACATTGTTAATCATCCTCCTATTCAAACGCATCTTTGTTAAGTTTGAATGCCACATATCCGTCCATTAGGGCAGATACAGCATCGATCTTTTGTTCGTATCTCTTTTTAAATAACTTTCTATTTCCATTGGTATCCTCTAATGTTATACAATTACCCATTGTAAAGGTCATTAACCCCTCATCAAATATAAGCATTCTTTCTTCAGATAAACTTTTAAGTTCACCCAATGGAACAGATTCTGTCTTAGCACCTTGAATAACTTTCTCAATACCAAAAGGACCATTTTCAAGTTCCCATCTAGATACAAATTCTTTTGCATTGTATGGATCATAACCAAAACATCTAACATCATAACCCTTTTCAATAATATGCTCGTCCAGATCTTCATATACATTGGTCATATCTAAAACTGTACCATCTAAAACTATAAGACTTCCCTCAATCATAAACTCATCGTATTTTATTCGCATCGCTGCTGGTAATTTACTTAATGTTAATGATGATATATAATTTCTAGTCTTGACGCCAAACTCACCATTTTTCAATGGGAATAAGAATGTGAATGCACAGAAATCATCACCCTGAGATAAATCGGCGCCCATTGAGCAAGGCATATTCCAAAATTCTCTTTTTCTATGTGGTAATGTCTCTTCGTATGTGAAATAATATGTATATCCTTCCATTGGAATACCGAATCGTTTTGCTAGTATATCATTTCTAGATGCTGGTGCTTTTTCAGCTCGTTCAACATCTAATTGATACGTATCATAACTAACAGTTCGTCCTAAGTTTGGATTTGCTTTTATCCACATATCTGGATTTGATATTTCTGTAATATCATCTAACTTATACCACCATATGGAAACATGAGGGTTAATATAATCGCCTTTTAATATGTCGGCCAACTCAAGTTTTATAGTATCACCAGAACCATTACGAACCGTTCCTTCTGAACTAATAGCAAGTATCAAATAATCTTCATTTTTAGACGCACCTTGTTCTAGGGCACCAATTACATCTTCTCGTATATCTCCAGATAACCACTCATCCACAGTATTTATTCTGCTGTTTAATCCTTGTAGTTTATCTATACTCATAGCTCTAATCTCAAGCATTGATCCTGTAAGAAAGTTCTGTATACCTTTTTTAGTCGATGCTAGTTTAGTTCTATTTGCTTTTGACCCTGTCGTATTTTGCAACGATCCTTCTGTAAGGAATTTAAACAATGGCCCTCGTGCTCTAACAATAGATGTTCTTATTGGCGATAGTACTTCTTCTGCTTGCTTCATTGTTGGCGCAGTTGTTACTTGATGCGTTGTTGATGTATCAACATTTAAAAAATAACTATGTATGCAAGCGGCGAACATTGATTTTGCAGCGCCTCTTGCTACGATTAAATATTGTTTATTTACTAATCTTTTTTTAACAGATTTCTTAACATAATGACCACCGTGTCCGTCAATTGATGGTTCAAAAACACTACGTTCTACAAAATAATACCAAGCAAATATACTTTCTCCCCATAGTTTAAACGAATCTAATAATCTTAGATCTTCACCATCCGTTAATGTAAGTTCGTTTTCACAATATTGAACAAATCCTTCAACGGCTCGATTATCATACCATATTCCAGGGTTGGCAATAAGGTCATCAATGCGATTCATTTCCATAGCTATTTCTTTGTTTACTGGTATTTCACCATTCATTACGGCATCTCTAAATTGGCCATAATATTTAGGTGTGGCGGTATTAGACAATGCCATAATATCACCTCATTACTTTTTAATTGATTCAAAAATATTTTTAATTTTGCTTGCATTTGTATACAATGCTAATGCAGTACTTGTTATTCCGGCAATTTTTGTTCCCGTAGCCAATGCACTCTTTGCATACGATTTTCCAGTCTGGACTCTGTTCTTTGATAGTTGATAATATTGTTGCTCAATTTGCATACGACCAATTTTTGTTTTAAGTTCGGCATCACTTATGTCTTTTATTTTTCGTCTTACTTTTGGCGCACTTGTTGTTGATGACTTCGTCTTGGAACTCGATCCCTTTCTATGCCCCCAATGCATTCCTGGTATGCCAACATGACATAATGAATTATATCCAAATCGTTCGTTACCGTTCATTTTTTACACCTCCTATTGTGTCGTTGTGTTTGACTCTGCCCATACTTGAATCCGCCATTCGTATTCTAGTGCTGAACCTTTCATAGCTTCGATTAATGACGTGCTTGTTGGCGGATCAAATACAAGTTTAACTTTTAAATATACATATGTTTTTATTGCTTCTGCTATAAATACATTAGTAACATAATCAGACCATTTAGTTTCTGAAGTTTTTATAAAGAAACCTTCGGTTGGACCAACGCCAAGTTGATTTAATATCATCAATACGGAATTTATATTACTAATTATATCAACATCAAAACTTGTGTCTTCTATTGAAACCCCTAATAACTTTTTGATAGAATTAAGAATACTTTCCATATCTTCCTCCTTATTATTTTAACGTAATAAATTCTTTTTTACAATAACCTCTAATGCCTTCTGAAGTCATAACACTATAAAACTCATCGTTAGATAATATTTTATTTATTGTTACTGAAGTCGCAATATTAAGTACGCCAAGTATATCACCAACAAGTGATGGTGTTTTTCTAACATATACAGCAACACAATTTGTAACTACTCCTACGGTTTCACTTACATGAATAGATGTGTCTATTGATCCAGTTGTAATATTATTATCTTCATCGGTTATAGTATCAACATTTGTAATTCCAGAAACATCAATTTTACTAGCGTCAATTACTACTGGTTCTGTTGCTGGTTCAACTATTGGCGTAACACCATCGTTCATAATTTCTTGTTCTTGCATTTTAAATCCTCCTTTAATTACTGCCTCCATGGGCATGTGTCATATTCACGTCGAACAACTATTGGCTTATCTAGTAAGTCTTCGTTGCCATAGTGAATGGCTTCGTGTGTCATATGTGCTGATGTTATTAAATTTTCTGGATCAAATATTTTAGGATTCCTATTTAATATATCATCAATTGTTATTGGATTCATGTGATGTACAACAATTCTCGATTTTATTTCTCGATCATACATTCCTAAATCGCAACCCTTATCTCGAATAATTATATCCCTTCGTAATGATTTCCATTCGTCGGTGTTATAAAGTATTTGATTTAAATATCTTTGTGATCCGAATGTTGCTTCTCCAACTTTACCTAACAAATTTAAATACTGATATCGTTCTTCAAAAGTTGGTATTGTTATTAATTCTGAATACGTTCTAATATTCATCAGGATCACCTTGTCCGGCATAATTTCGCATTGCGTCAAGAGCTTCTTTATAAAGTTCTTCAACTCTTTTTTGTGATTTTATGTTTTCTGTTTTTGCTCTTAGAAGTTTATTTTCCTCTTCTAATTTTTCTCGTTCCAAAGTTTCTTTTCTACTTCCAATTTTTAAGAAGTGTGTCGTCTCTTGTGATGATGCAGACCCATCCATTAATCGTTGCTCTACTAAATCCATTGCTCGCGATACTAATTGATTTTCTCTAGCCTCTGGCGTAAGTGCCGGGCGCATACCTCTAGACTGTATTTGTGTACCGTTTACTTTTGCCATACTTGCTATCCCCTTTCATATAGTTATGCTACACTTTATTAATACTTTATCCCAACATTTAAAGCGATCCATACAACAATTAGCGAAAGGGAGAATCATAAGTAAGAACCGTCAAGAACATACTTACTGAGAGAAAATCTAATTGCTTATGGATCTCTTTAAATGTTGGGATAAAGTTAAACACACTGTCAGATTTTACCACCGGGGAATTTTTGAGGAGGGTAGCGATATCAGGAGGGGTTGGTATTTGTCAGACCCCCCTTAGGTGTTTATGTTTTTAATTTTATTATTAATTTGGTATTTCGTAATCTTTTGATACTTTTTTGTATGTGTCTGTAAAATCATACTTAATTATATCATCAATTGCTCTTTCTATTTCATCATTAATTTCTTTTTCACTAAAGTCATCATTAAGTTTTGCTATTCTCATCAGCATAGAACAAGAACTATAACCTTTCTGATTGTCATACATGAACCACTGGTCGAAGTCCTCGAAAGGATCGTATGGGTTGTCATTAGTTGTTAACTTAAACTCTGTCATACTATTGATCTCCTTTCAAAGTCTTTGATATGGTTGCTTTTGATATGCCCATCTTCTCAGCTATTATTGCTAATGAGTAACCTGAATCTATTAATGATCTAATACGTGTTGCTTGTGCTTTAGATACTGATGATGTTGCCTTAGGCATTGCACGTTGTCGTAGTACTGCTATGTCAGTGTTATCTAGTATCTTCTTTAATACTGTTTCACTAACAGCACCTGATTGTATTGCTGCCCATTCATTATCTGTTATGTCAACGTTACGCTTCTTCCTTGATACTGCACCTAATTCAGCACGGTACTTAGTTACTGCGGCTTGACTTATCTTCTTAAGATCACCGTTCTTCATCTTAGTAGCCACCTTTACATCAGTAGCGGGGTCTTTATTAGCAAGGGCGGCTTCTTTATAGGCGGCTTCTTTATAGGAGGCCTCTTTATTAGCTACTTCTACATTGGCTCTACGTAATACTTCTCTTTCCTTAGGCTTATTAAGTCTAGAGGTGGTTACTTTTTCATTCAATGATGCGGCTTCTTTTGCATATACTTTTGCAGCTTCTTTATCATATGCTATCTTACCAGTATCTAAATACGCAAGTCTTGCAGTACGTGCCAATTCTTTCATATTATTTGCATAGTCTGCATATACTAATTCCATAGGATGTCTAGCTGCTGATAGTAATGTATTTGCATCTTCTGTTTCAGCCATCTTAGTACTCTTTTGTGTCTTTGTTTTTGTCTTTACCATTGCCTCGCCAGTACGTTTGTTTATTGTAGTGACTTCATATGTTAAATTATCGGCTGTCTTATAAATATAAGAACCTTCTGGTTTAGTAGGATCGTACCATTCTGTACCTTTTTTATTTATCTTAGGCGTACCTTGTCGTTTGTCTACTGTTGCTTGACCCGATGATCTAGAAATAATAGTTGATGCACCATTTCCAACTTTAATATTACCATCAGCATCTACTGTTTGTTGATATCTGTTTTTAAGTGCTTTAATATTATTATCCAATTCACTTTGCTTGTAATCTAATTTATGTTTACCTGCATCTATAACGGTCATTGAATGTCTAACTGCGGCAGCTTTCTCAGAATCAGACGCACCACCTAATGTCATATCAGTAATAAGATTAGATATTTTACCCATTTCTATTTGTGTATTATCCGTACCTGTCTTACTATTTTTCATTAGTATTACTTTATTTCCAGTGTTAATATTATAATACTCACCATCAGATCTTTTTTCTACACCATAAGTATCCTTTGGATCAAAGCCTTTTAATCCTTCTAATTCGGATGTTGATGTTATTTTTACTCGTCCTTTAGCATCATGAGTTGGTATTGCCATTGCTGTATCACCATCAAAATCTGCTCCTGATAACCGATCTGCAACCTTTTTAGTAATACCTATTGCATCCATTGCATCAGTACCAATAATACTTTTACCTAATGCATTTTTATTATTGACAGTAAGTATTGGTATTTCAAATGTACCACCATGTGGATACCTAACCAATGCTAATTTTGTACCATCTTTATATCCTGGTGCATATACTTCATTATCTTTTAAAGAATTAATAGGTATTATAACATGATACTTTTGGCCTGGTAATGCTGCTGCTTGTAGATGTACAGCTGCCGAATCACATTCATCTGCAAACTTATATAATAAATGTTTTTTAATTGTTGGATTTGAAAGTGAAATAATGTCATCATATTCTGAAAGCTTATTAGCAGTAGCTAAGTTTAACTGCTTTTTAGCCATTGACAAAGATTGTTTTGATAGGAACTGTGATGGTAATGTATCTTTCCATTCTGTCCAATCGCCTTCATCTGCTCTTTTGTTAATTATTGATAATTGTTTTTTACCATTTTTATCAGTATAATATGATTGTCCATTAGCTTTTATTGTTGAGCCAAATGGATTGTTTACATCATCTTTTATTGGCTTGAGTACTTCTGTTAATGCCTTATTTTTAGATTTGTTAGTATTAAATACAATATCAACACCGTCTGGCATATGATCTGAATATACTGCCATACCTTTAATATAGTGAGTACCATCAACTAATATTCTTACTTGTGAGTATTTAGAAGTACCTAATGATAAATCAGAAACACCTCTTCTAAGTTCAATTATACCATCTTTCTCGATACCAGTAAAACCATCAGCACCCTTTTGATTATCATATCTAATCTCTAATCTTTTTGAATTCAAACTTTTAGGATATACAAACTTAGTAAATGTAGCACCATTGTCATCAGAGTGATAATCATTCAGTGAATGGACATCTTCAAATTTATACGTATCACTATGAAGGGTTCCAGGCGGCCCGATTACTCGTTGTGTAGTTTGTTGTCCTGGATTAGTAACCTGTTTAACACCACCAGAATACATAGGATATCCTTGATCTTTTAATAGACTTAATGCTCTATTAAGTTTGGTATATGATATTCCTAATTCTGCTTCAACACCAGGACCAACATCAAGCATTCCTCTTTCATCAATTTGCTTTTTGATAAAGTCTGCGACTTCTTGTGCTTGATTGGTTTTTTTCTCAGCATTAACTTTCATCAACTCTCTAACAGATGATTCATTAATACCCATCTTTGCAGCTATTGCACTATACTGTGGATTGCCAGTTAATTTATTCAATCCTAGATCTCCAGATATAGATTTAGCAGTAGCAATATTATTCATTCTACGTTCAGTCTGGCATTTACCTTTTTCTTCTCTGTATGCGCCAGTCTTTAAACCAAAATCTTTATATATATTTTCTGGTGTTTCTTTCCAACCATTTTTTTTAAGTGTTTCTACTCTAGATAGGAAATCTCCACTACCATGCTGAGTTGGCTCATTACCAGATCCCCAAGGATATCTCCCTGATCGTCTAGCAACACCAACGTGAGCTAATGAATTTTCATCATCTACAATAATGGCTCTTATCTCGTCAGATATGGTGCTCATTATTTTATACCTCCTTATTATCAATCTGTTCTAATATTTTGTTCAAATGAACAATTTTGTCGATTATTGGTAATATGTCTTCGGCAGTTGGATTGAACCCTACGATTTCATCATTTTGATATATTCGTAATTCTATTTCAATCGTGCCAGGTTTTATTTTATATTCTAAACAAAATAATGCCGCATAAATTAATAATTGATCCATATGTACTGGACCTACTCCAGTTTTTAAATCGTGTATACGTAGAACATTATCTCTAAATGATATTGCATCTGCAGTACCGAAAAAATATATAGAATAAAATAATACCATTTCAGTATTCATTTTAAATCCTATAGCATCGTTAACATATGCGTACAATGTCTTTTTAGATTTAGGTTGTTTAATTCCTAGATCAATTGTTTGTTTTGCCCATTCATGTTTACGAGTTCCCATTACTGCTGCTTGTCTGTTTTGAAATGTATTTATTAATTTATCATCATCGTATCGTAACCATGCGGATTGACTTGCACTAAATATTGCATGCAGTCCCTCAAGATTTGAATGCTTCACGAAGTTCATTTAGTACATCCTCCTTATTCTCTGGATATATAAATCTTGAGAATGACATTCCATCCATAAGATTAACATAGTAATCCTGATTTGGTTGATGCGTTGCATTTTTGTGTCTTTTGTTTTCTAGTGTTGCCCAGTGTTTATTATGTAATATTAATAGGTCTGGTATACCTTGTGTTTCACCAGCATCCATTTTTTGTATCATGCATCCTGGAAACATTGCTCTTATTTCATCTTTTAAATCACTTTGAAAATCTGTTTCTAACTTTGTTTTTTTCATGACGGTTATCCCCTTTTCAAATTTAAAATAATATAATTCAATTAGTGATGGGTGGCTCGTTTTATCACTACACTTGTACCATCGCACCATGTCATAAAGACGTAACGAGAATTGGCGGCTCCTTTTATTCTCTTGGTCGTACCCTACCGTGTTTGATTGAATTATAAATAAGTTATTAGTTTACCATGTCAGACTCCTCGGCTTCCCAATCATTACTGTCCTTCTGCTAACTTATTAAAAAATAAAAAGAATAGTCTGTAAAACTGACCTTTCTCTCATAAAAGGGACTGTTTTTCACGCGAATGAAAATTAAAAAGAAAAGAGGCTGTTTTATCAGTCTCCATACTTTATAAACTATTTTACAATTATTATTTCATCTTGATAGCCGTTTTCTAACCAGCATATTAATTGTTTCATATTTGATTCTTCGCCGCTAATATTAAGTTGTTGTTTATTGTCTTTTGATATAATTGATTTTTGCATCACTCTTATATTAAAGTCAATAATCTTTTCTCGTATTTTTGCCACGTCCTCTTTTTTGATTATTAATTTGTATTTTATCACATATACTACCATATTATAATACCTCCTGTTTTTTAGTTTATTTCATAATACAATATGTTTTTCACGCGACCTAAGATATTTGTAAAATCCAACATAAAACCACGCTCGGTCAAAAACCCACTTTTTTTCGCCAATCTATATATATATTTATTTTAAAAAAAATATTAACTTAACAAAATAAGTGGGTTTTTGACCGAAAAGCCCGCAAACCCGCATAAACACTCACTTTTTCTCGGTCAAAAGTACTTTTAAAAGTGGGCAGAAAACCCGTTTTTTTGACCGGATTGCCCAAATATCACAAAATATTGTAAAACTCATCACACCAATTCCCCCAATTCCCAAAAATTTTTGACCGAACGCCCACTTTTTAAAAATAAATGGCCAAAAATAATAGGAGCAGATTGAGCCACTACGACCCAATATACCCCTAGTATTTTATAATTATTCTGCCATTCTTGGATCTAACGTTTCGTAATCTTCTTCGGATGCATCTCCAGCACTTATTGCTGCCTGTATAGCATCATTCCTAACTTTAGCAGCCATGTCCACTTCCTCTAAAGTTTTATCAATTGGTATACCATCTGTTGAGAATTCTTTATGAATAGTTAACTTACATTTTCCAAAACCACAAAATCTTTTCTTACATTCTACATTTTTATTTGGATCACATCTATATAATGGCGTTGATTTATCACACATAATTTTAATCCTCCATTTTTGTAATTAATATTTTTGCCTCAACAACATAATTATCACGATACGCAGTTTTAACAGTTGATGATATTACTGTAAATTCACCTATCTTTGATGTTGCTACTGTTCCATCTTTAATACACTTTTTTAAACGGTCATCCATAGCATTTGCAATAATAATTGAATTACCACTATACATAATGACCTTAGCTTCAACAGGTTCTTTAAATATCATTTCGTATTTCCTCCAGTTCTTTATTATATTCACCACAAACTTTTTCGTGTTCACATCCAATAGTAGTATTAATATTATACGGTTCATTATTATAAGTAATTTCATTCTCATTTAAATAAGATTTTCTATTATCACATTCCATACAACAATCTTTAAATTTAATATCAATCATATATTAATACCATCCATTTCTTAGAACCGTATCTGTATCAACATGCTATCCAGCAACGAAACTTGTTTTCTGTTTTAATAGTGGAATCGGAAATGGAGAACGTATTAATTTATTATATAGTTCTGCAGCCTCATCTCCAATAATAGTATTTAAAACTTTAATATTCCCATCATGATACTCACCGACAACCAAACATTGCATATCGCCAGACGCTGTTCCTTTATCATATGTAATAAACAATACTTGCTCTTCCATATTTAAATCCTCCTCTAATTTTTTTTCATAGTATTAATTTCTATAATGGCTGCAATCATACTAATTACAAACATTAATGGAGATACTAATAACATAATACAAATCATACATATCCCCCAATTGTGTGGATCTCTATGTACTGCAGCAATACATATAAGAGCACTACAAATTATATACAGTACAAATATTAATATCATTTTATTTCCTCCTCTAATATATTTAATTATGTGGGCTATGCACAATAAGTACACAACAAATAATAAGAATTACTATAATTATTATAAATTGATATCCATCCATTTACACCGCCTCCCAATTAACTGGTTTATTACTATCAGTGTTCATTGGTGTTGCCTGGCACTCCTCGCATTTCTCTACTGGAAAACCATCCTTGTCTACTTTAGTATTATTCCTGCACTTGCTGCAATATTCGTTATAATATACTTCTTTTAAATAACCAATCATTTAATTACCTCCTCTATAGTGCGTTGCATATCTCAGAAAATCCTTTAATCAACATAGTACATTCTTCTTTTGACATGGTCACTGTTTTATCATTGTAAACGTTTTTAATAATTTGACCATCAAAATCAAATAGTATTGTCTTACCAGCAAACTTAACAATGGCATTTTTTCGTGTCTGTTTTTTATCAACAGTACCACCATGATAAGACGTACGCCAATTGGTTAAAAGCATTTTTTCTTTTACTTGTGATATAACCAACTCATCTAGATGTTGTTCTGACATTGTTGTTAATTGTCTTCTGTTTAGTGACACTATACATTCGCCACGCCCAAAATCAAGAAAATTGTAGAGTACAACTCCATCTACCATACCACTAATACTTAATAATAAATTATGTCTAATGGCAAATTCCTGAATTGAATTACATTTTTTAATAAAGACTGGTGCTGAAATGCTTATGCCAAGATATACAAAAACAGCATCCGAAACATCATACCAACCAAGTTGCGAATCATTATCACATAATTCCTCATTGCAAGTAAATTTAGCAATCTCATTTAATAACACATACCCCCTTTTTAAGATATGGTTTCTCATATAATACAACACATCCTCTTTTGATACGTCTCCTTGATATATTAAAAATCCAGTTTCTTTTTTCATTATAATGTATCTCCTTTTATTTTATTAAGAACCCTGTTTAAATTATCAACAGCATCTAATAGTTCAACATATTCTGCAGGTTTAATACTAGACCATGGCCCATAAACCGAATACCGTTGTAGTGTATGATTATCATAATTAATAACGTGGGTATCTTCAGCCTGCATAAGTATTAACATACCATGACGTTCTTTTTCCGGAGTTAATTTAATGGGTAAGGGTAAATATGTCACCCCATATTGATCTGTCTTAAACTCAGATACATGTGTCCATCCCATACCAATGTCGTCATTCGTATATATATCATTCGTTAGTATACAAACCTGTTCAACAGTAACAAACCCATGATGATTTATGTAATATCTCATCTGCCCAATTAAACAGTCCATACTTATCCTCGATTTAGAAAGTGCAAAGTGCTCTTTATATCTACTCATAATTATTTACCTTCCTTTTCTTTTTTACGACGGAGATGTTCTGGATATATTTGCATTAATTGTCTAGCAATATCTTTAGTAGACTCATCTCCATTTAACACTAGATCAACTTCATTTTCAATTCCTAGAAACATTCCAAAGTCTCTTTCAACTCTTGCAGCAATTTCATTTTTATCATCAAAGTTAAATTCTTTTATTCCACAACGTTCTATGTATCTAATCATGCGAGTACCAAGACTTGCCTTAAGATATACAGCGAATACGTCAGTAACACCATTTCTTTTTAATGCTCTAAAACCGTTAGGGGTTAACACAATAAGCCCATTAGATGCACTATAACTACTTCGTAATGATCCATAAAATCTACATTGCGAATATTCTTCATACTCAGCAATTAATCCTTGTCGTACCATACTATTAAACTCAGCAATAGTAACAAAGTACCCGTCAATCCCCTCCACTTCACCATGACGAGGCTTTCTAGTTTTAACCGTTACTGCTTGTTCCATACCATATGTTGTAAGCATCTTGGCCAACGTATCCTTTCCTGATGCCGAATCTCCAACTATTACTATCATCTTAAGAACCCATCTTTCTTCTTGTATACGTTTTCAATACGACGTTGTATAGTTCCAGTTGCTTCGTCATATGCCCGTAATGGATCATATAATCCATATGTCATTGTTGCAGTAATCCCATTTGTATATTCTGTAATTTCCGAGTTAACTACTTTTTGCGCATCTTCATAACCACGTTGATAAGCGTCCATCAACCCAATCGGAGCCATACCCTTGGTCCATGCCATATATTGTTTAGATAGCATTAATAGATCACCAATATTTTGGCCATCTATTGTCATAGTTGGAAGTATATTACCATTACAGTTTGCATTCTCTAATTCTCGAATATAGTCTTCTATTTCACGTATTGTCATATTGCGAATATCTCTCATTGTGTTATCTCCTAATATTATTTGAATTTATGTTTGCTTCTAGTTTAAACTCTATTGATTTTTTAATACTATCAAGAAACGTATTCGCGTTTACCACCAATTCTTCCGATGTAAGTACATTATCCCTGCAAGATTGTGCAGCCATTTGTCTATATTTTGAATTAGTTGTATTTGACACACAGCATGCTGCCATAGTACTCATTGGCATAATAGCACCAGCATACGCATCTTCTGGTACGGCATAATGTTTTCTAAATGGTAACTCAAACATTTTAGATGCCCGGTCATCAATGTACTCATGTGCAAATATTTTTCTAGACTCAGTACCAAATTCACCAACTACTTCTGGAACGTTTGCGTTAACTCTATCAAAATGAAGTTGATAATCTTTACAATAGTTTACAGCCTCTTTTAATTTTCTGCCAACTCGGCAAGTCCATAATATAATTTTAGCACCAGCTTCTTGCTGTTCTATTAAGTATTTAATTAATTTCATATTTGGTGCACCTAATAATGGCCAAGCATTTTCACATAATGTACCATCAAAATCTACAGCTATAATTTTACAATCAATCATTTTTTAATTCCTCCTTTTTGTTTATGCATCTTCTTCTACGATATATATCTTTCCACATTATATAATCGTCTCTAAATATTTCATATATCTTTTCGTCATAATAATAATTATCCATTAATTTGACATGATCTGTATAAACACCAACTATCTTACCATGATATTTTTTTATTAACCGATCATATGTATGTTCTATTGGATTACCAACAATAACATAAAACTCTAACTTTCTAAAATTATATTTAGTAAACATATCATCTATTACTTTTTGAACATCCCTACCAAACACAACTTTATTATCTGAAAAGTTAATAATAGCCAACCCATCAACATAATCTGATTCTCTGGAAATAGTATATCCTATTAAACCCAATACTTTTCCAGTATTATCTAAAGATACAAATTGACAACCATTCCAAGTACCAGGTTTTATCTCATATGAAAACCTATAATTAGTAGCCCAATAATAAGCATATTTGTCATCAAACCAAGTGCTTGGATATAATTTTTTAATTTCATCTTCATATTTTATTGCAACATCAATCATAATAATCCTTTCTAATATTTTATAATTTTTAAAACTACAGCGTAAGGTTCCATGCTATTATGCGGTATAGTAGATATAATATTTACTCCTCCAACATTAAGTGCTGCTTGCGTATTTCCAGCATCGCCAACATATTCTAATGTTCTAATATTTGTATGTGCAATTTCCTCTTTATTTAATACGTGATTTTCCTCACCTCCAATATCGCCAACTTGTCGGGTTGTTAACGGTATTGTTAAAATATGATTACCAGTACCTTGACTTGTCAAATCAATTACTGTTCCAGCAAGAGCATTATTTAAAGTAAGTGCTAAACTTATAACATCGGTAGAAACTCTTATAACATAATATTCAGTACCAGAAACTAATGGTACTGGTGGAGTAAGCGTTGAGCTTAATTTAACTTTAGTCCCAGTAAATAACGTGCATCCCGTTGGTGCGGATATTGTATTATTATCAATATTAACATTAGTCCCCACAAATGGTATCTGTTGTTCAGATATTCCAGCACCTATGTATACACGTTCATTAGGGGGTAATCCAAAAGTTGTCGATCCATCACCAACCCCCCATTTAGTGCCAAGTACGGCAAATAGTGTTGAATAAATAACCCTCGATACATTTTGATTACACAAAAGGAATCCACTCGGAACACTACCACCACCAAAATCTAAAATAGTTCCAACTGGTATACCTGAATCTCCTGTCATATACAATTTCATATTATCACCCCTTATATTCTATATTTAAAATTGATGTGCCAACAATAGATAACGCTTTAAAATTAGTTATTTCATATGTTCCCTCTAATACAATACTACTTCCAGCACGTATCAATAATCCAGTCCCAAAGGTTGGCGCAGTACCATCAGTTCTACATCTTATATCACCACCTTCTACTGTCATTACAGCTTTTACTGCGTTATTATATGCGGATGGTAATAACGTTTTTACTGTCTGTACTACCTGAACCCTTTCAAAACCAGTGGTTTTATTAGCATAACTATTTGCAATATTAACCGCCCTACCATTTTCCATCCATGCTTTGCCCCCTAATGGTGACATGTACTCATTTCCCATTTTTAATCCCTCCTATTATTAATATTAATTAGTCTAACATTTCTTTTGTATATCCTTTGTACTCTATTAGGTATTCATTGAACTCTATCTCAGGTTCGTCATATGCTTCTCTTCTAACGCATTCTCGTTCCCAGTCATCTACCAAAGGATCAACATTGCACAACCATTCTTTAAGAATCTCTGGATTAGTAATTCTAATATCATGCAATATATTCTTTACTGCGCTTTTAAACTTACGGGCAATAGGTTTACGTGACTGCATTAATACTTCATAGAAACCATATTCAGTTAAGAATAACATTTCCCTACGTTGACGACCTCCCCGCTCTACTATAGCGGTCAGCTTGTCGTCCATATCAATCTTAGATATCATTTGACCGATATGATCATCACTATATCCAATCATCGTAGCAACATCTGCAGCTACAAAGAGTGGCTTCTCATTAGTTCCATATATAGTTAATTCATATCCCTGTATTGTTATTGTTTGTAGTATATTATTTACGTTCATTTTTTATACCAAACCTTTCGTGTTTGATTGCCCAGCGCCCCATTTTTTACAATTACTTGAAGTGTCAATAAGGTTTTCATTATATTTTGTTAATTCTTTAATCCCGTGTACAATGGTAGCCACATCTTTTTTATACATACACACATCACTCTTATTACAAGTATCACATAATTTACTCATTTACTTTTCCTCCTGACACATAATATTTTCATATACTTTTTTCTTTGCTATATCTTGACGTATCATACAATATGGTCTATCTTGTAATATAGCAAGCGCTTCGTCATATGATAATCCACCACGTTGTGCCAATCGTTCTAAAGACTGTCCATGATTATGCATAGCCTGTTCTTCATGACTTTTTATACTATTAAAAGGTATATAATCTGTTGTGGTTACTTTTATTCTATTACCATACCATGCTTGTATTGGGAACAGTATCATTTACTTTTCCTCCCTTGATATTCCAGCATTTGCCCAGAACATTGCTTCTTCTAATTTTGTCATAGCCAAAGATTTTTCTCTTCCATCTGGAACTAACTTATCAATAGTATGTGCTAATGCTTTGGCCTCTTCTCGAATATCTTTGCATTTAATGCCATCGTGTGCATCCAAATGATGGTTATTAAAATTATTATTAATCTGATCTGATAATTTAGATATCACTTTTTCTGGTATCAATACCCATGGTACGGTTGCCTCAAGTTCCTGTGCCAATTGAAATGTATCCATACGTGCAAGAACACTTGATGCGTCAGCTATTATAAACGGTTCTCTATCTCTATCTAGAAAATATATCTTAATCGTAGTGCCACCTGTCATTGCATCTTTTAAACGTAGGATATTTACGTTATGCTTTTTTTCTAAATCTTCTAATGTTACTTTATTATCCCACATACCCATTTTTATTTCCTCCTTTTTATCTAATTAATTGCTGTAAAAACTTCATTGCCATATCTTTTTTAAGTTCTTCAATAACAACTTTCATAGCTTCTTCATATTTATTATCTTCAAATTTAATTGGATCTGGGGTACGTAATTCATAAGAATGTCTATTTCGTCCGCCACACATAATACACATAAAACCATTAGTACTATACCACCCACGATTATCGTCAGCATGATTATATGCTGGCAAACTCAATAATTTACATAGATCATTTACCGTAATAGAACCATTTTTATCTAGTCGTTTTTGTATACCAGATTGCAAGCCTGCAATATCACATTCATTAACTATAAATACAGGTAATACACATTTTGCTTCCTTTTCTTGTTCTTTTTTTCTTTGATAATATCTTTTATTTATTTCAATAGGTGTTGGTAATGTAATACGATAGCAATCTCTGTCGCGTATTACACTAAACATATACGATTTACTATTCCAGTCTCTTTCCCAACCATATGAATCACTTTTATAACTACCCTGAATGCCAAGAATATCATAAAAATCATTTACTGTAACATAGCCATCTTTGTTTACTAGATCAAGTAAACAGTTGCGAACTCTTTCGGCATCATCTCTAGTGTGAAAATTATTACCCATAACAGGATAAACATCATCTGGTAGTCGCTTAGAAGTTATTTCAAATGGTGAACGGACAATAACCTCTTGTATATATTCATATGATAATGCGGGATTTGCTTTTAACCATCCATGTTTTTCTTTCTTTTTTGTTTTTTGTTGTTCCTGTAACCATTTTAACCTTTGTTGATTAACATATACCATAAGAAACGTGTCTCTATCGTCATTTGTCATAATGCCAGAATTGAGAAAGTCCAAGCATACAGAACATTTAAATCCATCTTTAAAATCAAATATAAAATTGCAACATTCACCTGACATACTAATACCTTGCTCTGTTATCAACGTTATTTGATTTTGTTCTAAATAATCTTTAATTTTCATTTTTAATTCTCCTTATTTTTAATATATTTATTATAGTATTGTTTATTATACTCAGATACATGCAACTTGTTTTTTTCTTGAGCTCTGTATTTTTTTTGATACTCTTGTTGATAGTTAGGGTCTCTGTATTTACTCATCCTGTGGACCTTCTTCACCTTTATAATATCGTGGATCATCATTCGGTCCAGTTGGTAATGGCATCCAAGCAGTTACTTTAAAATCAACCATTTCTTCTAACGGCATTCGTGAACCTTCCCAGAACCATACCCCTTTACGTAATTCACAAATAGATGGTATGCCATGCCACATATAACCAATCTTAACTAATACCCAGCCATCTTCTTTTTCTGGTGGTAAATTCCGTTCTTCTGGTGGTAAACTATAGTCAATAGATATCCATTTATCCGGAGTAAGTCCAGTGGTTTCGTATGCTCCCAATGCGTCTATAAGTTGACTAATTAAATAGCATTTACGATTGGAATGAAATTCACCATCGGATACTCCGGTTAGCAAATCATCGACTATACCAAATGTTCCATCTTCATATGTTTTAGTTAATCGTTTCATATTTAATCCTCCATTACATCCTTATCTAGTAAATGTCCAACAGATTCTAATAATGCTGGGATACCCATTTTTATACTGTCTAATTTATTTATTATCCCAGATAATGACGTATTCCATTTTTCGCCATCAAAACAATAGGTTAAACAAAAATCATAATTATCTACAGTATCCTCTTGCCAGAACGATGTCCATACGTCTCTAGAATCGAATTGGGTGTTTGCAGCAACACCTTTATAAGCAACACCATCTGCCCCAACAACAGATACATCAAATACTATAACACCTATTGGTGCATGTAATTGAAATGAATCAAATTCCTTAACTTCTATAAATTTATTTTTCATTTAATTTCTCCTCCTGATCTTGCATAGAAAATGCAATACTATCATGACATATATTCCAATTGCTACATTTAATAGTTCTGCACCAGTTTCCACTCTCATAGTTGTTAGTCCAGCATTTTGCTACACCAATACTAAAACCTAAATCAGTAATTTGTTTGATCGTACCTTCAATTCTTTCTACAACCAACTCTTCTTTTTGGTATTCCATGTGTTCTATAATATCCTGCAATTCACGAATAACTAAAATAGCTTTATCCATTAATTCACAATCATTACGATCACCAGGAAGACAATTAGCAACATACGCATGATTATGCAACCCGGCAAGTGCACTAAGACTATTACAAGTTAAATCAATTTTTTGTTCTATGATTTTATTTTTCATTTATTATACCATCCATCGTTAGTTTTACATACATACGTTGTAGTATACGTTCAATTATAACACGACTATATCCATTAAGTTTAATATAATCTTTATGCTCTTTATACCAAGAAAATATTAATGATAAATCTCCATTATAATAACTAAAAGACCACCAATCACAAATCATCTCTATAATATAATTATACGGAATGTCTAAAAATACCTGACCCATATCAGGATCATCATTGTTTAATACCCAATACTGCCAATGATGTGGATTCTTGTGTATATGCGCTAGCCAGGCAACGTTAAATGCTGCTACAACAGCGTATGAGCGTCCTGAGCCATAGAAGTATGCATCATATGCATCATACTCTTCTGGATCAGTTTTAGACGCATCGTGCCCAAATACTATCTGTTGTTCAATGTCTGCTCCTTCGGGAATACCTTTAAGCAGATCTGGTAAGTTTAATTCCATCCAATCGAAACCATTTTTTACATTTTTCTTATGGTCTTCTAAATATAAATCATATGCTATACTCATTTAATCTTTCCTCCTTAATATAGTAATAGCTTCTTCTAATGCTTCAATCTCTATGTCTCTAAGAGGTTCAAAGGCCTCATCTTGCTGATTAATAATAGACTCTAAATTATCTATAATATCTTGAATATACATACTATAATATCCTACCTTTCTTCCATTTTTGCAATACTACGATTAAGATATATTGCTTTTTCTGGAACATCATACTTTACATAGTGATCACGAATATCTTTTAAATCATCAATAACACAATTAACACGTTCATCTAACTCATCTATCTTTTGAGTCTTTGTTTTCTTACGACCATCACCACATGATACGGTATGTTCGAGTCTTTGTTTGACACAATTTTTATCTCTATCACATTCATAACACCATCTACTCATTTTTTAATCCTCCTTATTTTGGAATATACGCATCTCTAAAATCTGTATTTTCAATTTGTGGGCATAAAGATGTTTTGAGTAACTCAACTGGTGCCGTTATATTATATTTATGTGGAGTACATCCACTTGAATTTATCCATATCCATCCTCGCGAATCATCAAATATAAGAAATGTTGTCACTCCATATGGAGTTACTTTAATATCGTATACTAGTATTACATTATTTTCATTATCAAGAAGTTCAAACATTTATTTTACCCTCGCTCTCATTTTATTTGCCGTTTCATGTGGTATAAGTATACCGTAATCAAGATCTACAATATACAGTATTTCTATTGGACTATCTCTGCCATCAACCACTCCAGTAACAAGTTGTACTAGATCAGCACTTTCCAAATCAATATGAACATATGCCGAGCCCATACATGCGCTATTATAATATATTAATATATCTGTATCCATACAAGTCTCCTTTCAAGAAACACAAAAATTTTGAGAAAATGTTCTTCCTTTTGAACTATCTGTAACCTTTATACCACGTCTCCATTTCTGGCGTTCTTCCTTTTAAACTATCTGTGACATATAAAGTACGTCTTTCTCTCATTATAGCACGTGTTTTTCACGCGAACACAAAAATAGGATGCTAGGTTTTATCCCAACATCCATTAATAAGTTACTCTTTTTCAATACGTAATGTCATATGTTCTGCTTTAAATGTTATCTTAATATTACTCTTCGTAGCATCTTGTCCTTCAACTTGTAATTGATTCATAGGAATTTCAAAATCCATATTACAATTATTTGCCTCGTAAAGTATACCCTTCTTTAAAATTGCTGATATTAACATATCTGTTATTTTCATATTAAATTCTCCTTTTGTGTTATATTCAAATTAATGATTTCTTAAATATTTTATAACTAACCATAAAAACCATAATCCACCAGTACAAATAGTTAATATCAAATCAACTATTAAACCAAACGTTCCTCTTTTTTTCATAACGGTTCTCCTTTAATTAATTTTTAAAATAACTACATATAAATCTCCACTATTTGGATTGTTAACAACAATACCATTCTCAGTTAATGAATAATCATTTGTTGGATATTTAATACCATTTATTTCTCTATATCCAGAAAGCGCATAACTGTTATAAAATGTGCATCCAGTTGGATATTCAGTTGTTGCATTTGGATTAGAATATACAATAAAGATGTGCCCATTAGGTAATTCATTATCAATAAAATATGCAGCACTGCCAATCCCAGAGTCATTAGTTTTGACAACCTTTGAATTTTTATTTATCATGCCTACTGCATCTAATATCATAAATATAACCAAACAAGTAACAATAAAAGCAACACCAAATAAATATAATGGTCGTATATTTTTAATCTTTTTCTCAACGTAATCGCCTTTTAGTCGTGCTGCTTCTTTTTTGTTTATATACCTAACCGTAATACTAGCTACAAGAACAGCAATAAGTGTTACTACCACACCAATCCAATAATTAATCATTTTACTTCCTCCTTAATAATATATGGTTCTTCTATACCATGGCCACAGCAAGCACTACTAGCGCCTTCTATATGACCAATACACGCATCATAACCCTCTTTAGTAGGCATACGCCCACACTTCTTACATGGTCTACTATCAGTATCTATTTCGTTAGTATCGACATACCGCCACACCACACCATCATAATATATTTGATGCCCTCTTGAATTTGTTGTAATCATTTTATTTCCTCCTTATTTTTTTATTGACCCTTTTATTGATTATATGCGTAATGAATGCGTACATCATGATTCCAGTGAAGCTGCATCCAACACCATACGAAAGAGTATCTAACGGAACACCAAAAATATGATAAATCATTTTATATCCTCCGAGATGTAGTTGCACTCATCATAATCAAACACACCATCTATAGGTTCTTGATAACTAACCCCATCAATAACTGCACCACACATAACGCAATGATTTGGGATCATTGATAGTGTCGAGTTACCTATTATTGTAAATTTATTAATAGTAGACCCACAATTAGGGCATACCGGTTTCATTAATAAATACATAATTAATCCTCCTTAGATTTTAATTTATTAAATATTTTTGTAAAATTAACCTGCTCATTTGGTAATAATGTAAACATCATGGTCGGCGAATGCTTTCCAAATAGAACTAAAAACTTATGAAACTTACTATTTAAGCAATGCTTTCTCCATATATTCCAACGTCTAATATGTTTTATCATTTGACCACCAACTTCAATCGATTACAAAATAATGTTAAATATTCGGCATATGTTATAATACCTTTATTCATAGCGTTAAACAGAGCATCGCCACCAAGACTTGAATCTATCTCTGGTAATCCAAATAATTTTCGTACTTGATTTGGTGTCAAACCTAATGCATCACACATCCATTGTGCATCTTCTGGTAGGAACTTACCAATACGATAATCTAGTTTACATAATAACATAGCTCTAACTTGATTACATATATCTAAACTATTAACAATATCTCGAATAGATTGCGCCATAACAATACCATTCTTAAAATCAAATTCGTCCATAATGAACGTTCTAATTTTGTCATTTAGGCACATAAATGTATAATATTTAATTCCTAAATTCCTACCATCATTTCTAGTTTCAAAATATATTGTATCTTTATTATACTCAGGCATATATCTAGGACCTTGTGAGTAGGCACCTGCTTCGCGAATATTTGAAAATCCAGCTCTAAATAATGTCCGTTGTAATACTGATTTTCCAGTATCTGGATCTCCATAAATATACACTGGTATATCGTTCCTCAATCCAAATATTAATAATTTTATCTGTAGTGGTGTAAACATTTCGTTTAATAATGCTTTAAATTTTTCCATAATTATTTCTCCTCTATTCCGGCTAATTCATTATAAAACATTCTAAAAAATTCTTCATATTCATCAAGGGTTAAATTTTTATTACATGTGTTTGTTCTACCCTCATGCTTATACCAGTTAATCATAGTCCCAGATGGTAAATGTAAAATGTAAAACTCATCCTCAATTCTAAATATTTTATAATTATAAGTAGTGTGATCGGGAAGAAAATCCCACATCAATTCAGAAAGATGCCCATGTTTATTAAACAACTTAACAAAAACATCTCTATCTATATTATATTGTGCTAACTCTTCAAGATTATTCATATTATATTCTCCTTTTCTATTTAACGACGGATTATGCCAATTGTTCTGGTTCTTTATATGATATAGGTTTTGGCCACCATGCTAAAACTTTAATAGGTTGACCTTCATTCCAATCATTAACGGTTTCCATAAATCCATAATGTACGCCATTTGATTCTACTGGTAAATAACCTTCAAACGTACTAAATTCACCTAGATCAACTTCATATGAAATATCAGTACCCTTACCATAACTATCATCTATCCATAATGAAACCCATACTTCTTGATTTTCTTCTGGTAATATCCCAGAGCTAAATGGTATCCATAGAATTTCTTTTGGTTTTATAACTTCATTTAATAGATTATTGATTGCTGGAATGTTATTGTTCATATGTTTCACCGCCTCTTTTATTATATTCATTAACTGCATTATTATACAGTGCATCTATTATTCTTACTGTTTCTTTATTTACTGGTGGCACATCAAATGCAGTCATCCTTTTAAATGCTCGATAACTAATAAATAAATCGGTTGCGTTCTCACTTTTTTTAATACTTATAGAAGTGTTAATATAATTTGCGGCGATCAAACATTCTCTATAATTATTATCATAGTTATGTCCATCCCAGATAAAATCAACGACACATAGTTCACCCTTATATTTTCCAAATAATGGACTAACAATATTACCAACTTTTAGTGTTTCAAATTCTTTTTTAGTCATAATAATTCTCCTTTTTATTTAACGACGGTTTTTAGTTTCAAGAAATACAAAATTAAAATAGATATTATCTCTTAATCCTACCAAGTATAAAACCTAGTACTAAACATGCTATTGTTTTATGAATCATTTTTTTATTAGCGTTAACTTCCACCATATCTTTTTTAGTTATCATAGTAGTATCCTCCTTTACATATTGAAAAGAAAGAGCCTAAGCTCTAATCTTTATTTTTTAGTGAATTTTGATACAATTTTATTTTTTACGTTTCGTACATTGTCTCTAACTTTTTCATTTGTCATAGCTATTGCCGCGCATGTAACTGCGGGTACAACCAACTGACCAATCCAAAGTCGAGCCTCTCTACTTGCTTCAATTTGTTTGTATGTCATAATATCACCTTCCTTTCATAATATAGACTGTTTACTACGCGAGTTAAGATATGATGCAATTTAAATATATACTATACATATGTCTTAAAATAGATTCATTGGTGTTTGGTATTCTAAGAATTACTGCTCGTTTTTGATTTCCAGCATCATAAATATTTATGATATTCATTTTACACACGCGACCCTTGTATAAGGTTAAAATATTGCCGCCAACTTGTAGCTTT